AAGGCGATGAAGGTGATGAAGGCGATGAAGGCGATGAAGGCGATGAAGGCGATGAAGGTGATGAAGGCGAAGGTGATGAAGGTGATGAAGGCGAAGGTGATTTTGGAGGTACAGATGAACCCGAAATGAGTTTAGAAGAACTTATGAAAAAAATTCAAAAAGAGTTTGAAAGCGGTAATTCTGCACAGCAAATTCAAAGCCAAAGGGATGTTGAAGCTATTGAAAGCGCTTTATCAACCTCAAAAGACCGAATAAAAGATACTTTTAAAACTAAAACTGTTGCAAGGGCAGCAATTGGAAATAGAAAGCTATTTGCTAACGATAACGAACAAAGAATAAACGATGCTTTAAATCAAATTTTTAACTAATGGAAAATATCACAAAAAAAGAACTAATGGATATTGTTGAGGAAAATGACAATCCAATTATACAAGACCTTGCTAAACGAAAAATGCAAGACGAATTTGAAGGCGATGCAGTGGCTCAAAAAATGATTCAGCTATCACAATTACTAAGTGCCTCACAACAATCTGCTAATTTAGACGAAAACGAGGTAAAACGAATTGTTCGTGAAGAAATAGAAACCGACAAAATTAAGTTTGACGATTTAGACGATACTATTAAAAGGTTGTTGAATAATCAACCAACTACTGTTACCCTTACAATCAATCAAGGAAGTACAGTTAAAGTAGTAAAAACGACCATTGACGATGCTATAAAACGACCATTAATGCAAAAAGTTTTAAGTGATGTTTTAGCAAGAAACAATGTATATTTATATGGTGGCGCTGGAACTGGTAAAACATTCCTCGCTGGAACATTAAAGAAATTTTTAGATTGGAATTTAATTGTAGTAAACTGCAATCAATTTACTTCGGCTTTGGAATTAATTGGTGGTCAAACTATTGATGGCTACCAAGAAGGGAAAGTAATTCGTGCTTTTGGAAATTTAAACCCCGATGGCTCTCCGATGAATAAAGGATGTATATTACTATTAGACGAGTTGCCTAAAATCGACCCAAACACCGCTGGTATTTTAAATTCCGTTTTGGCTTCTATTGGTCAGTATGACGAAGATTTTAAATCAGCTACAATACAAAACGCTAAAGGCGATGTTATTGAGCGTGGCGATTGTTTTATCATGGCTACTGGAAATAGTTTGTTAAATACAAAAGATGCCGAGTACGAAGCCAACTTTAAACAAGATTTATCGTTACAAGATAGATTTGCTGGTTCGACTTATAAAGTATTTGTTGACGAAAAATTTGAGTGGACAAACATACTTTATAAAAAGTGGGCGTTTATCTTCCTATATCTTGTTAAATTAAGAAAAACAATACAAGACGAAGGTTTTACTTCCAAAGCGTTTGTTTCGGTTCGGCTTATGTTGTCCGTACAAAAAACATACAATGTTTTTAGAAATATAAAACAATCAAGAGGTAGCAGTATTGCATCAACGGAAGACCCAGAAGTTTCTTTTACACCAGCAGCAATTTCGCAAGCTTTAATTGGTGTGCAACCAGAAGGCGTAAAAACAGTAGAGGATTCAATGGATGAGTTTTTTAGCCTATTTACAACCGAGCAAGCGGATATTCTGAAAACCAAAACTGATTATAATGGGTGGTTAAATATTGTAAAAGAAAAAAACAAATTGCCATTAGACAAAATTAATAGTGATGCTGAAATAGCTGAAATTAATAATATGTTAGGAATACAATGAAATTAGATAACTTATTTGAGGTAATTCAACAAGTAGGTCAAAAGCCGTACAGCACATTTGTAAATAAGTGGGCGAAAGCAACTATTACACAAGGTTCAAGTGACTGGTCAGACTTGAGTACAAATGGTTTTGTGTTTAAGCAATATAAAAGTTTGGAGGATGCTTTTAATTTTTTAGAAGAAACAAGAAAAAACACTTCCAGAAAGCCTTATATGGATGGCGCTTTACGTTGGGTATCTGGTTCTGATTACAATAACTTTAAATCGTTTTCCGATTTTATTAACACGCCATCTGCTCAATTTACTAGAGTAAAAGAGATAAGTAAAACATTAACGGAAAATATTAAAACCCTTATTAATTTAGGAGGGTTTTATAAGAACGATAGAATTACTATAAGCGAAGATAGCAGAGGTGTTTTTGATTTTGGATTAGCAAGTTTAGGACTGTATAGACCGATAGAGTTTTTTTCGCAAAATTTACAAGAGGATATTAAAAGAGGCAAAATTGAAAATCCTTTTAAATTTGAAGGATTGGAGGCTGGGGTTGTTAATCCAGATAAAGTAAACAAAAAAGTAATAGGAGGCTTAACCTTTTTTACTTTCAAACACATGGGAAAAGATTACGATTGCGAAAAAAGACAAAGAGGCGCAACCAAAGTTTTTAATACTTTTCCAAGCGAGTGTATTTTAAAACCAAACGAAGATGGAATTATAATTACTTTTTATATAAATAACCAAAATAAAGTTTACAATGGAAAAGATGGCGTGAGGTTAAAATATGCTTCAAGCAATAAAAAATCATATCTTATATACAATAAAAAAGATGATTCAGTTAAAAACGTTGATATTTTCATGCCTATAAATTTATTAGTCAACGATGGTTCAATAGCTTTATTTTTGTTTCCAGCATACTTAATTTCAGCTACATTAGAACAATATGGAATACAATCCAGAATTAGCGCAATGAGATTAGGCAGCGATAAAGAAACCCAAATAACAGTTTCAATACCAGTTAAGGATTATACCGAAAGTACTACGGATTCATTCGACAGAATTTTTGCTTTGCTTTCTAAAACAAAAAGCGGTGAAAGTTTTTTTGCCTTTTTTAAAGTTATGGCTGAAAATGAAGGAGTGCAAGCAAAGCCAACCAAAAGAACGCAAGATACTTTTGAAAAAGTAAAATATCAGTATCGTGAATATATTAATGATATGATGCAACGATATAAAAATTGGTGCGAAACTAATAAAGATAAGGATTTTGTTAATACAAAGGTTGTTAATAAAAATTTTCAATTTGGTCTTAATACAACTGATAATCATATTGCAGATGACAATATAACTTATGAAAACATATTAGAATTTTTGCATCAAATTTTCTACACATTTTATTATTATATGGACTTTTTGGCTATTGAAATGATTAATATGGTTGAGTTTGAAAAGAGTTTATATAAGCGAATTACCGAAGATGTAACTTTTAGGAAAATTTTTAGCGTTCCAAGCACAAAACAAGAAATTAAAGACTTGATGCGAACTTACACTATTGCGATTTTGGTCGAAAAATATAAGGTTGTAGAAGGTGGCGCATATTCAGATACTCCAGAACAAAAAAAGACAAAAGAAGATAGTTTGAGAGATAGAATTTTAAAATTAAACGAAGCACTTAATAGCATATAAAATGAAAAATAACGTAAGAATTACAAGAGAGCAAATTAAAGCTATGCACGACCATTTAAGCGGTGATGCTTTTGCTAATAAAAAACCAAAAAGTGATTTAAAGCTTTATTATAATGCGTTTACTCCAAAGGATATATATGTGAAATATACCGCTTATTCTTTGCAACCCGATAATGGCATTGAATCGATAGTAAAAGTTCATTGTATTCAGCCTAATGGCTCAATTAGTAATTGTGCAGACCAATTTGAAAACTTAAAACAGCGCATGGAGTTTGAATCTAACTTTATAGAAGTGGATTTGGATGCTAATGGTAATATTGTATTTGTATGAATAGTGTAAAAGACATTTCAGAAGCTTTAATAAAAATAGCTTATGCTGATAAAACAGATAGGATTGAAATGATAGCAAAATTAGCTAAAGATTTTCAAAGTGTTCCTTATAGCGAAATACCACAAGTTCAACATAAATTGATAGCAGAAATATTCGGTGATTTAAGCCAAGAAATTTCTAATGCCAAAACACAAGAACCTGCTGGAGAAGTGCAAAAACCAGTTAAGACTAAAACTACAAAAACAAAACCAGTTGTATTACAACCCGAAGAAATCGAGGTTGTAGAACCGCAAGTCGTTGTAGAAGAACCAAAAGTGGTTGTTTCAAAACCTGCACCTACACCGAAACCAAAGCCAGCGCCAAAACCAAAGGCAAAAACGGTTACAAAACCAGCCGATGACCTTTCGTTTTTAGATAATATTGATGAAGCATTTTAATAACAAAAAATAAGAATAGACATGACAGTAAAACAAAAATTTGACAGAATTGACCAAAGCAAGCTTGCACAACCGCAAGTAGATATATTGAAAATGATGGCTGAAAAAACCAACAATTTCAAAACTAAAGATAAAGCTACTTTAGAAAAAATTGATGCCAGTCTGGATAAGATTATTTCTGCTTTACAAGAGAAAAATCCAGATGCCTTAAAATCAAGCGCAAAAAAAACTTCTACCGCTAAAACCTCAACAAAAGGCTCAAAAGGCGGAAAAACGGCTATGCAACTAGCAAAAGAAATTCGTAAACCAAACGAAAGCTGGAATGAAGCTGTAAAACGTGCTGGTTCAATTATGCGTGGCGATGCTAAACAAGCAAGTAAAGTAGTTACATCGGAATTGCAAAAGTTGAAAGCTTTTGTAAACAGAAGAAAGGAATTGAAAGGTATTGCTGGAACTGATTTGTTAAGAGATTCAAAAAGACAAGCCAAGCCAAAAGGTAAGAGAAAATCAAAAGAGGGTAATGTGTACTATGAGTATAGAGAAAATCGTATTGATAGATTGTCGCCTAACTATCCTAAAAATTCACCTTATTTAGAATTAGGCGGTGGGGTTGATGCAACTATGGAATATGATTTAGCTGGCAATACTTCTGGAGGAACTGGTGGCTTGAATGCTGATATGCCTTTAAGTGATGTTTCTGGAACTAAATATACTGACTTAGTAGGTGAAACTGGCGCAATGTCGGCTGGTGAAATGTTTGCTCGTGGAGGTAGTGTACACGATTTAAATATAACACAATTATGGAGAGGTTATGCTTCTGCAATTCTTTTTTCCGAAACAGATTTTGATACTGATGAACCACTTGATTACAATTATACAATTTATGATTTTGATAAAAAAAGTGAAACAGATGCCAAAAAAATGCTATCTATTTATTATGTAAAAAATAAACAAGCAATTGAAAAAAGTGGGTTAGATTTAGAAACTATTGGAATGGATATTTGGTACACTCAAGGAGGACATGGTGCTGGATTTTTTGACCATAGTCTTACTCAAAATGTTGAAGATAAATTAACTAATGGTGCAAAACAATTTGGTTCGCCCTCAATTGAAAGTTATGATGGAAAAGTTATAATAAGAGGTATTAATATTGATAACTATGCTCGTGGAGGTTCAACTGACCGTAAATATTTAAACCATAGTGAGGATTATGAGGTAAGATATGCTAAAGGTAAAAATAGACGAGGGTATGGTAATTTGAAATTTGCTGATGGCGGTTCAACCGACCATAAATACTTAAACCATAGCGAGGATTACGAAGTAAGATACGCTAAAGGTAAAAATAGACGAGGTTATGGTAATTCAAAATTTGAATTAGGTGGCGCTACTATGGCAAACCAACAAGTTATTGCCGATGCTTCGCAACAATATGTAAATTACTATTTAGGTGAAGGCGCAAATCGTGGTATGTTTAAAAATGGTGGTGCTATTAAAAATCAATATGCTGGTAGAACGCCTCAAAATGTTTGGAACAACTTAACGATTGCACAAAGAAAGCATTTTCTTTTTGACCACTTTTTAAGCAATTCTGAAAAATTTTTAGACAAACAAGATTACCAAAAAGCAAGAATTCAAATAGAAGAAACAACAAAAGAAGATTGGAATAGTTTGCCAAGATTGGCTCAAATGGAGTTTGAATCTCACATTAGAAGTGGTCAATACGCAAGTGGCGGTATGATGCCAAAGGTGTCAAAAAGAAAACATAGAAACGATTAACTTTATGAGTGTTTAAAATTTATAAAAAACGCAACGAAATTTAATTTTTGTAGCGTTTTAAAAAATTAAAACAACATTCATAAAAGTAATTTTAAAAATAAGCAAATGTTACAATTTCAAACAGTAGGAAATACATTAAAGGTAAGCAATGAAAGCGCTACCGTATTTTCAATTTCCAAAAAGGATGTTTATTACATTCAAAGTAGCTTAAATGAGGATGTTCCCAAAATATCTCTTTACAACCTTAACGTTGGTGTTTTTGCTGTGGTTTTTCAAGCGCTTCTTTCAGATTGTTCAGACCCAAATGGCGACCCTTTTACGGTAAACAGTTTTACTACTTTTGCGGAGGATAATTTGGGTTTTAATTCGGGTGGAACATCACCCTCAATAACTGTAACTGATAGCTACGCAACATTACCCGACCCTACAACAGTAAGCGGTCAGTTTTATTGGTGCGAAAATGCGGATGGCACATTTCCCGTAGGCTTATATTATTCAGATGGAACTGCTTGGCAGTTTCAAACTTCTGAAAACATTACAGTGGTTGCTAATTACTCTGCTTTGCCAGACCCTACAACGGTTAGCGGTCAATTTTTTTGGGCGGAATCAAGTCAAGGAACAAGTTGGTTGCCAGCAGGTTTAGGAGGTACATATTACAGCGCTGGTATGTATTATTCAAACGGTGTTTCATGGAGTTTTATTGATGTACCTTATCAAGCTACCCAATCCGAAGTAAATGCAGGAACAAATAACAATAAATTTGTAACGCCAAGCACGCTAAAAAATCAAAATTATTTAGGAACAGTTACTTCGGTTTCTGCATTAACATTAGGAACAAGTGGAACAGATTTAAGTTCTACTGTTGCAAACGGAACTACAACACCTACAATTACATTAAATGTTCCAACCGCTTCTGCTACTAATAGAGGGGCGTTGAGTTCAACAGATTGGACTACTTTTAACAATAAACAAAATAATTTAAGAACTTTTCAAACTACTCAAGGAGTTTATTATTTTAATGAGTTTATGGGTAGTTTAGCGGCAAACGTTACTGCTGCTACAAATGATGTTATTAATACCTTTGGTAATGGTCAAGGAACTACAAGAGGTACAAGTACTATTACAAATAGAACTAATCAGCAAGGAGTTGTAGAATCATTAACTTCTGCTAATAATACAGGTCAAGCTGGCTGGCAATATGGTGGAACAGCTTTGTTTATAGGAACAGGAGTAATTACTTTGGAAACTTATGTAAATATTACTACATTATCTACTCTAGCTGAAAGATTTTATACATTTTTTGGCTATGCTACTGGTTCTAATTATGCAAATATTTTAAATAACATAGCTATTGTTTATGATGAAGGCGGTGTTTATTTAAGTGCAAATGCTTCACCTAATTTTAAATGTATAACAAGAGCAGGGTCAACAGTAACGACAACTGTTACTTCAATTGCTGTAACAGCAGGGCAATGGTATAAATTAAGAATAAACATAAATGCAGCTGCTTCTTCAGTAGAATTTTACATAGACAATGTATTGAGAGCCACACATAATACAAATATTCCACTTACAACAACACCTATGTTTATAGGAAATGGAATTATTAAAAACACAGGTAGTACTGCTAGAGCAATGCAAACAGATTATTTTATGTATGAGGAAATTTTTACAAACCCACGACTATGACAATATACATTTACACACAAGGAAATAGCATTATAGAAACTACTGATATAAATGAAATACCAGAGGGCGTTTCTTATGAAACTATTGAAAGAGAAGAAACTATTGATATGGTTTCTCTAATTAATGAAGCCTTGCAAATAGATTTGTATTATACAAGCTTAATTTCAGACCTTTTAAGAAAGCACATTGAAAAATTAGCTATTGATAATATACCTATTCCCCAAAGTGTTATTGATGAAAGAGAAAGACTAAGAGCCGAGTGCAATCAAAAAATTACCAATTTAGGAATAAATGATTTTAGTTATAGACAATCAAATTTAAAATTGTAAAAAGAATTATAAAGCAAAAAAACAAAATGAAATTATTTACAAAAGCTGATAATGCAAAATTGTTTGCCAATTACTCAAAAGGCAGTGATATGGCAAACCAAAACGTAGTGGTTAAAATTTTTAATCCCTATGGTAGAGGCACATGGTTCATTATGAATTCAGACCCAAACGACCCAGACTATTTATGGGGTATCGTTGACTTAGGATATGGTGCGGAAGTAGGTAGTATATCAAGAAGCGATTTGGAAAATTATAGAAACAGATTTGGTTTGGGTTTTGAAAGAGATACTTCTTTTTCGCCTATAAACGCAAGGGAGGTTTTTAAAGGATTGCAAAATGGTGAATTTTTCGTGAATGGTGGTAGATTATTGTCGCCCAAGCAAAGATATATAGCTGAATTAAAAGGCTTGACTGGTTTACGACAAAAAGCTATCGAGGACTATATTGAAGAAAACAATTTAACCAGCGATGAAGTCTTGCATATTGTTATTGGATTAGGCAGAAAGCAAATTAGCGGTAGCGATGTAAGCACTGCAATTGTAGGCAAAAAAAACAACTCTGAAAGCAAAAAGTTGTTAGCTTTTGCAAAGTCAGACAAGGCTTTAAAAGCTGAATATGGTGCTTTTATGGATAACGTTTATGCTGGTGGTGGTTCTTTTAGGGAAAAAAGAAACAAATATCTCGAAAAATTAGGCAATAAAGAAGCTAAAATTTGGGATAAAATAGGCGCAAGTTCTGGTTCTGAAATTCGAGAAAATGAAGCATTATTAAAAAAATATGCTGATAGTGTTGAAGAAATGCTACAAAAAGAAGGTGTAGGTAAAGGTAGTTTTGATAGAGAAGATTATTATTTTTACACTGATGAAAATTGGCATTTATTTAATGATTTTCTTGTTTGGAATAGGTATTATGACCCAACTTTTACCGACGTACAAAAAGCTTGGAGAAAAAAAAGCTTTAAAGAAGAAATGAAAAAGTACAAAAAGGCAAAATATGTTGCCAATCCAAATGTGATTAACGTAAGCAGTGCTTTTTCAACAAAAGTAAATCCTAAATACATACTTAGAAGCGATATTGAAAGCGTAACTGTAAAAAAAGCAGGGAAAGAAGTAACTTATAGCGGTACTGATGTTTTTAATGGCGCTAATATGCTGAAAAGTGGCGGTGATTTAAAATCCAAAGGCAATTATATTTCAAAAGCTAATGTTGTTTCTGTTAAGCTTAAAAGTGGTAAAGAAGTGAAGCCAGCAAACGGTTATTGGGTCAAAAAAGGCGCTACACCTATTTCTAATCAAAAGTTTGATGGCGGTGGAGATACCGATGAAGGTGTAGACTTGTTTGAAGATTATGAAAATATCCCACCAAAAGTACAAGCTGTTTTAGATAAATATGAAGATGCTTTTGAAGATGGTGATTATGATGGTTTAAATAAAGCTGTAAAAGAATTAAACGAAATTGGCTACACATTTGATTTTTACGTTGATGGTCAAGCATACGACTTGAGAAAAATTGGACAAAAAGGGAAATCCGAATTTGAAGAATATGAAATGGGAGGTAAAACAACCTTTGCTCAAAAATCAAGTGCAATAGCCAAAAAATTTGTCGGGAAAGCCGTAGAACCTAAATACCAAAAAGAATACGGAAAACGCTATGATGCTAAAGAAGCTAAGGAGGTTGGTAACAAAATTGCTGGAAAAGCAAAAGCTATGCAGGTTGATAGCAAGGCTTTCGGAGGCTTGTTTGGCAAAGCTAAAAAACTAATGAAACCGTTTGATGAATATCCTAATTTGAGAACCAAGCAAGTTCAGCTAAAGTCAGGCGAATATGTTCAAGTTTTTAATCAATCAGGAGATAAGTTAGAGGTAATATCTTTAGAGGATATAGGGAGAAACGTAAAGCCACACACAATAAGCATAGATGAAGTTGATTTAACAACTATGAGAATGGGTGGAGAAGTCAGTAATAAGATTGCTGGAAAGCAAAAAGCTACTTACAATAAAAAGAATATGAAAGTTGGTGGCTCAACTAAGCAGGGAAGCAGAATGAAGCTTTTGACCGAAAAAGCAAAAGAAATTAGAAAATCTAACGAAAAATGGTCTGATGCTTTGAAGCGTGCAAGTGCTATGATGAAGTAATTAAAGGCGAGGTATTAAATTTTACGCTTAATGCCTTGCTATTTAATTAATTATTATATTTGTCAATTAATAACCTAAACAATAAAAAAAACACTATGGAAACGATTAAAGAATTATTAGCAAAGCTTGACAACAAAGTAACACCATCAATGGCAAAAAAATTAGATGGTTTACAAGCGTTGAAAGAGAAGTTACAACTTGCTAAAGAAGAATACGAAGCAGAGCCAACTGACGAAAAACTGGAAGATTTGCAAGAAATTGAAGAATTTATCGCTGATGAAAACGAAGATATTATTGAAGATTTGAAAGTTTTAGTCCGTAGAAAAAGATTTGCAGAAGAAGAAGAAAAATCAAGTCAAAGTACTCCTAAAGCTGATGAAGCGCCTAAAGGTGGTGAAACAACCAAAGAGGAAGAAAAAAGCGGTCTTGGTGTTTTCGGATGGGTCTTTGGAGGTGTGTTGCTTGTAGCTTCTTTTGGCGCAATTAACTACTGGAGAAATAATAGATAGTGGATAGAAGAAAAAAAATATTTTTAGCTATTGGCTTAATCGGTGTTGCCATAGGAGGATTTGTGCTTACTAAATTTTTGACCAGAAATGTTCGGAGAATTAGAGGTGGCACAGTTACCTTGCAAACATTTGACACACCGCCAATAGAAGAACCATTAACCGAATAATTATGTCAAAGTACACGAAAATAAATATCAAAGTACCAGATATAAATAGAACTTATGTTATTGGCGCTTACAGTTATTCAAAACCCGAAACAATTGTGGTTAATAAAGCCATGATGAATAGAATTTATAAGCAGTATGGTATATTTATCAATAGATGGGGTACTGAATTTCAAATAGACGATTCGGTTTTAGTAGGATTTATAGCCACTGAAAGTAGTGGCGAAAATGCGCCGCCAAATAGATTTGAGGCTACTGGCTTAATGCAAATGACACCAGATACGGTATGGGAAACCATTACTAAGTGGCAAAGAATGGTGGGAAGTCCTTTGTCAAAAACCGCTATGTCTTTTTTTAATAAAACAATTCCTTCAAGCAAAAAATTTGAGCCTAATACATTACCATCCAGTTCTGTAAAATCGGAAATTTTAAAGGCATTACAAAATAATAGCGAGTTCAATATTGCTATTGGCACAGCGCATTTACGTTGGTTGTTAGAAGCGTTTGCAGAAGATGGTAAAGCTGAAATTAACAAAGTTATGGTTTCCTACAATGCTGGATATTATAGTTCAAGAAATAAAGTCAAAGGAAAAATGACTACAACACAAATAGTAAATAACAAATCGTTTCCTTTAGAAAGTAGAGGTTACTTACTAAAAATGCTTGGAGTTAATGGTTTTATGGATTTATGGTTTAAAAATAAAAAATAGCAAATGATAAAGTTGTTTTATTTGTGTTGGAAAAGTTTCATAAAAGGCAACTATTGGCTTTATTTAGGCGTTTCATTTTTCTTAGGATTTCCTTTTATTCAATTTTTCAGTATTATTTTTGGGTTGCCATACAAAACTGGTGATTTTAATTTCAAATCAGTTCTATTGCTTGGGATATTTTGGTTGTTTTTTATGCAAGTATTTCAATTAGCAAACTGTTGGGTAAACAAAAAAAAGGTTATTAATTACTGGGATGTATTTTGGAGTTTAATAGGTTTCAGTATAGCTTTATTTTTAATGAGATAATGGCATATAAGATAACCAAATATTCATTTGCAAAGGCAAAAAGTCTTGGAGTTGAAATAAAACCATCGACTAACATATTGAAAAAAATTGATGTGTTTAAAAATGGTAAAAAGATAGCTTCGATAGGGGCAAGGGGTATGAATGATTACCCTACATATTTAGAGAAAGAAAAGAAAGGCTATTACCCAAAAGGGTACGCACACAAACGTAGGATGCTATATAAAGAAAGGCATAAAAAAGACCGAAATGTGGTCGGAACAAATGGTTATTACGCCGATAAAATACTTTGGTAAAAAGGAACTTAACAACACATAGAAATGAGTTATTTAAAAAAAAAAAATAACTTAAATTTTAAAAAGATGACAAAGAAAACAAAAATGTTATTAGGCGGTGTTGCCGTATTAGGATTAGCCTACTTCTTATACCAAAGAAGTCAAAAAATGGCAAACATGAGTGGAATGGCTAACTTTGGCGGAGTGGATGACATGAGCGATTTTGCTAATGCCGAAGGAAAACGTTTATGTGTTAGAATTAATCCAAACGGAAGTACAACCATGTACACGCCAATTGCGGGAAGCCGTTGTCCTTCTGGAGGGAGAATACAAACCGTTTAATTAGAAAATTATGTCATTAGTTTATGAAAACAAAGTTCCTAATTCGTATAGGAATGCTTTTGTAAAAAAAGTTAGGGAAGTATCTAATCGTTTAGGTATTGACCCTAACTGGCTAATGGCTATTATGTATTTTGAAAGCGCAAGAACGTTTAGTCCGTCAAAAGGCAATAATATTGGTTGTTACGGTCTTATTCAGTTTTGTCCTGATAGGGGTAAAAATTACAAAACTGTCAACGGTAAGCGATACTTTATGTCGGATATTGCTAAAATGGATTATTCCGAGCAATTAGACTTGGTTTACGAATATTACAAGCCATATACAGGAAAACTAAAAAGTTACACCGATACATATTTTGTAACATTTTTTCCTTTGGCTATCGGTAAGCCTGATGATTGGATTATTCAGGGCGGAGGTTTTACCGCAAGACAAATATACAATTCAAACCCTGCCTTTCATCAAGTAAAAGATGGTAAGATTCAAGTTTGGGAAGTAAAAAAAGTAATCTTAGAAAAACTACCAAGAGAATGGGTCAATGATGGAAGTTTTACTTTAGCAATTAAATCATACAAAGGTTATTTAACCGCAGGATTATTATTAATCGCCATTGGCGGATTATACATTTATAAAAATGTTAGAAAAAAATAGCGCAACTGAACAAATGCAAGAGCAAGAAATTAAAAAAGAAGTAAATACTCAAATTCACAAACACTTATCGACTATTTTTATTGTTGTTGGTATTATATCTTTTACTCTTGGGGCAATAGTAAACTATTATACAATAAAAAGATTAAACGGAAGTAAACCATGAAAATAAGTGGACAAGTTATAGACAGCAAAGGTGAAGGATTACCTTTAGCCAACATTACAATTACAACTGGTGAAAAAGCCGAAAAGTTAGGTGTTGTCGCTGATTTAGATGGTAATTTTACTACTGAAAACGATTTAATTAAACCAGATTCAATTTTTAGAATTAGTTACGTTGGCTTTATACCAAAGTTTTTAAAAGCAAGCGAGTTGGCTGGTAAAAAAATTACGTTGATGGAGAGCGCAGAACAGCTTAGGGAAGTAGTTGTATTTTCAAAACCAATAAGAACTGCAAAGCAGTCAAGTAGTGCCTTAAAAACGCATATTCAAAACAATAAATTCGCCTATGCTGGAATAGGTGGTCTATTAGGGTTATTCCTAATAGTTAAATCAATAAAAAAATAATTATGGAAGCACAATCAACTGCACCAGCAACTACTCCAGCGCCAGCTACCGCACCAGCGCCCGAAGTTGCAAACGTAACATATCAAGCGCCAGCTTCAACACCATCAATGGAAACTGGAGGCGCTATGGAAGCTATTACAAAACCTAAAATGAATGTTAAGGATATTGTACTTAGTGGATTTTTATTAGCTATGAGTATTTCCGTTATTATCTACACAAGATTGGGAATTAAAAAACTTAAAGAACAACCAAGTGCAGATGAATTTGATAACATGAGTGAGGATATTGAAGAATTAAAGTTTAATTTACAAAAAGCATTGGGCAATAAATATCAAAAAACCTAAATATAAAATTCATGGCAAAAAGTAAAGGATTAGGCGACACGATTGAAAAGGTTACAACCTTTTTAGGAATTAAGCAATTAGTTGAAATACTAAATCCAGATTGCGGTTGTCCGTACAGAAGGGATTATTTAAACGAAAAAGTTCCTTATAACTTTGAATCTTACAAAAAAGTATTAAAATTTAAAATATAATTATGACATCAACAAATTTATTATGGTTCGGATTGGGCATGGCTATTGGCTATGTTTTCATCAAAAAAGATTGGGGAACAAGGGTTGTAAAACCAATAGCCGAAACTGCGTTGCAAGCTGGTAAAGATTTGGCAGTCGATGTAAAAGACACTGTTCTTGACACCGCAAAAATGACAAAATGCGAAGCAGACTGGTTAGAAATTGCCAAAGTTTCAAAATTTGGCTCAAAAGAAAGTGCTGACAAGGCTAAAAAAGATTTTATGGCTTCTTGTATGGCTAAATAAAAACAAAAAAACCAATGAACTTAAACGAAGTTACTTACGGAAACCCAACAAAACAGCAATACCACCATATCACAAAACGTTGTATGGTGGATAGTTTGTTTGAAAAACTAAAAGAAAATAGTTTCCCAAATAATGATTCAGAAATGGTTAAGGATGAACTTAACGAAATTGTGGATTATTTAAAAGTTATGGATGATGAAGAAAATGAAATGTTTCTAAAGCGCTATAAGTCTTATGACCGAAATTTGATTCAAACAATCAACGCAACGTTCTTGAAAAAAGGCATTGATATAGCCGAACTTTCACACGATGTAATGAAGGATATAGAAAATTTAATTTTCAAACTAAAATTCTATTTCCAGCGCCCAAGACCAAAACAATTAGCGCAGTATTATAAGTTGAAGTTGTTTCCGTATGATAGTTATGTTGCAAACACACCTTCTTATCCTTCTGGGCATACCTTACAAGCGTTTGTAATCCTAAGCGTTATTGGTAACTTACACCCGAAAGAAAATGCTTTTTGCAAGGAAATGATTGACGATATTGCTTATAGTAGATTATACTTAGGCTTACATTTTCCAAGCGACAATGACTTTGCTAAATTAGTAGGCGAAGAAATTTTAAAACAACCAGAATTCGCTAAAAAATACGGAATATGAGGCACGATGAATATGAATTACAAAGAGCAATAAGTTGGTATTTGCACGTTCAATATTACGATGTTTTATTTTTATCAGATACGATAGCGAATTTAAAGCTAAGTAAGATGCAAGCTATTAGAAATAAAAAGATTCAAAAAGAAGGATTTAAAACGCCAGACTTACTTATTTTAGAGCCAAGAAACGGATATAGCGGACTTTTTATTGAATTAAAGATAGCAACACCATTCAAAAAAAATGGCGAGATTAAAGCAAGCACAAAAGACCACCTTAAAGGGCAGTTAGAAAGCATTGAAAAGCTAAATAAAAAAGGTTACAAAGCTTGTTTTGCAGTAGGCTTTGAAGAAGCCAAGTTAATAATAGATGAATATTTAAAGTAGCCTATGGACAACCAAGAACAAAAAACAACAACAACTTTATTTTCCGAACTTAATAAAACAATACAAGTTTTAGGAGTGGAAAAGTTAGTGGACATCCTCAAACACATTCGTAAAAAAAGTGTTGAAATTACCCAAGACCAAGTTGACCAATCAGAAGTTATAATTAAGACTGTTTGTGATGAATTCGCTATTTCAATAGACGAGTTTTATTCTCACAAACGGTTAAACGATAGGCGCTATGCAGTAGGTGTATGCGCATTATTGCTTCAAAATAAGGTAGGACTTGATAATTCTGACATATCATTTTTATTACGCAAGCCAGCAGATATTGTTTCCATTTATAAGAATTCAATAAATTTGCTTCGGGATGCAAGACCAGATGATTATAAAATCCTAAAACGTATAGCCAACATAAATTCAAAACTAAAAGATTTACAAAATGAGTAACCAAGAAACATTTGAACCAGAAATTATTATTAGTGATTTTTCCCCACTTGATGCGCCAGTAAAGCAAAGAAGTTATACTTCACACAAGATTGATTCTAGCCAACCAATGCCAGAATTGGAAGTTCCAACTTTTGAAACGCCAATGTACACTGCATTTGATGAACCAGAAGCAGAAACCAAAGAAGAACCAAGACCATTTAACGAAGCTTTCAATGAATTAGATGGTAAGGAAAAGGCTATGGGTGCTGAAATGATGGCTGAAATGACTTTGGATATTTATGAAAAAGGCTGTGGGTTTTTAGGTAAGTTGCCAGAAATAAGCGAAGCTAAATTAGATAGACTTATTGCAGAAGGCGAAATAGATGCCGACATTCAAATTCCAACCGAAAGTGGTGATATTCCAGTTAAGGAGTTTGCTACCGAGTATAATGATAGTATTAAGGTTGCCTTTGAGGTTAGTGATGAATTTAAAGAAAAGGTAAAACCGCCTTTAATTCGTGTGTTTAAGAAACGTGGTATTGGTATGACTGACGAGCAATTGTTGGCTTACTATTTTATTACCGACTTAGGTACAAAAGGAGTTCAAGCCTTTATGTTAAAGAAAACCGCTAATAGTATTCTCAATAGCCTTAGAGAAAACACAATGGCTTTAAGAGAAAGCAGAGCGCCAAAACCAAGAGCCGAACAACCAGCAAAACCACAAGCGCAAGCATCAAGTGTAGAATACACAGAAAACATTAGCGAGGTAGTTACAGATATACCAAAAGCAAAGCCAAGCAAACCAAAAACAAACCTTGAAGAACAAATCGAACATTTTGGTGAGCCAGAAGAAGCTGGTGTTTTTTCAAACTTAAAAGACAATGGTGGTTTTAAGCACACAGCCAATCAGCCAGATGGTATGCCAGAATTTGGGAATACGGATATTTTAGCTGAATTGGAACGGTTAAGCGGTCAAGATGAACCAAAAAAACCAGTTCGTAAAACAAGAGCGACTAAAACCACTACAAGAAAACCAAGAACAAAAAAATAATGGAGTTAAGAGAGCCAAAATTAGGAGTAGCCGTTGGTAGAAAAGGTTGCGGTAAAACCTATACTACTAACTTAATGATAAAGCAATACGTTATGGGGAATCCAGCAAAAGGTGTTCCCCCTCGTAGAGCATTAATCCTTGATGTCAATGATGAATTTGAAGATATTAAGGCATTAAAATTATCCGATGTAATGCGTTTTTCTGCACACCCACACATAGAGGCAAGGCGAATTAGACCATTTCATGAAAATGGAGTGCGTATGACCATAAACGAAATTCAAGATACGCTATTCAAAATTTTAAACGATTATAGAGGTGGATTATTACTTATCGAGGACATCAATAGATACATTTCAGACTATCTCCCTAACGACTTGGTTGGTGCGATATGTACAAACCGACACACTGATACCGACATCATATTACACTTTCAGTCAGTAGGTAGGGTATCACCAAAAATTTGGCAAAACTTGAATTGGATTCGTTTCCATAAGAATACCGATTCAGTTGACAAACATCGTGGAAAGTTTGAAGATAAATACGAAATGCTAAAGCTGGTTGAAAATTATGTTAATCAAGAATACCATAGTGGCAACCAAAGATACTTTTGTTATGTAGATGTTGATGATGAAAAAATAAAAGGAGTAGATAGGAAAAAGTTTAATGCAGTGGTTGAACAATATTTGTCTGAAAATTATCGAAAAATTATTTCCCCAATGCTTCAACAAAAGGATTTAGGAGGAGGTCAAAAAAAGCACACACCGAAACAAGCAGTTGAGATTCAAAAAGAAAGGATTATAAAGTACTATTTAGGTTAAATTATAAGAAAATTTTGCAGTTAAAACTTTTGTACTTGACTTCAAGTTAAGGATGTTCAGCAAACAGTTTGGTTATCCAATAGCAAATGGAACATTTTAGTAAAAAAAATAAAAAAAATGAGTAGGCAAGAAATAGTAGATAAGTACCTTTCAAAATGGATTAGCAGAAAGCTGGTTGTATTTATAGTTGGCTCTGTTGCGCTTTTTCTTGGAAAGGTAGAAAGCGGAGATTGGGTAATTGTATCTTCTGTTTATATTTCACTTGAAGGCGCAACTTCAATAGTAGAAAGAATAATAAAGGCAAAACAAGGTGGCACACAAAACGGAATATTGTAACATTTAAAAAAACAAAAAATGGATAAACCAACACTTAACAGAATTGCTCTTTTACACCCAAAAGTAAGAGAGGAAATGAAAAAAATAATTAACGAATGTAATGATGCTCTTAATGGTCGTTCACAAGTCAGAATAGCACAAGGATTAAGAACATTTACAGAACAAGAACAATTATATGCACAAGGCAGAACTTTAGCTGGTAAAAAAGTTACTAATGCAAAAGGAGGACAATCAGTACACAACTACGGATTTGCCGTTGACATTGTGTTGATTATAGATGGTAAAACCGCAAGTTGGGATATAAAAAAAGACTGGGATGGAGATAAAGTAGCTGACTGGGATGAATGTGTTAAGATATTTTCAAAATATGGTTGGTCTTGGGGCGGTTCTTGGACTTCGTTTAAGGACTTTCCTCATTTTGAAAAAATAGGATATAATAACTGGAGGGTATTAATTAATAAACAAAAGGATTCGCAAGGATATGTTATAATTTAAAAATTATGAATACAACAATTGACAAAAATAGAATTTACATTACGGTATTACTGTGTTTATGCTTGTTTCTTGTTTCGCAATTATTTCAAAAATGTAAAAACGAGAATTTACAATTAGCCAATGTAGATGCTTTGAATTCACAACTCACAACCTATAAGCTTGAAAACGGACAACTTGTTACTTCGGCTAAAACATTGTCTTATACAAATGCTCAACTTAAAAATTCTTTGTTGGGCAAAGACAAAAAGTTGAAAGAGGTAATGGATAAATTTTCAAAAGTAAAAAGCGTTACGAAATACGTTACAACGACTAAGATTGATACTATTGCTATCACATACAAAGATAGCATACCTTGTGTTTTTGAAATAAACGATGCAATTTTTCACCAATGGTACTCACTTGGTTATAATTCAAATCAAAAAGGCATTACTATTACCGAACTATCAATACCAGATTCGGTAGCGATAGTTACTGGAACTAAAAGGAAGTGGTTTTTGGGCAAGCAAACTCAAACCATAGATATTACTCACGCAAACCCATTTGTAGAAACTGAAACCGTACAACACATAGAAGTTGTAGCCAAGCCAAAGTGGTATGAAACCACGCTATTTAAAATACTTTTAGGCGCTACGGGCGGTTATTTATTAGCAAAATAGCTAATTTCAATTGAGGCATTAAAAAATTATTTTGTTTTATTTCTTTACTAAACTTCTGTTGCAGTAATTCATTATTATAATTTTGGATTGTTATTGTATCTGTATATAATACACATAAAAAATAAGTTTAAATAATTCATTCTGTAATGCAAAAAGAAGTTGTATCTGTTTTAAAAGGCATTGGAATAGTAGTGGCTGGAGTGTTATTAGCAAACTACTTCGAAAGAAAAGCGTTATTTTCTAAAGTGTTAGCGCCATCAAAAGTGGCATAAGTAAAAAAGTAAAGTATAAATTTTAATAATAAAAAAAATGTCAAACGTAAAAAGATATTTACAAAACGCACAACGTAGTGCAATGGAAAATTTCGCCAATGCTGACGGATTTATCGATGAAGATTTGTCATTCACTGGGGATGATTTCTTTAATGCGGTTGGTTCAAATGTAAGAGCAAATGTTCAAACTTCACAACCATACATCGTTGATATTACTTCAACTTCTGGTTCTGCCGTACAGAACTTTGAAATTTTAGGTTCTTACCAATACTTGAACAACGCTGGTTTCACCGCTGGTGGTACTTTAGTAATTGGTTCAATCACTGTTTCTTCTGGTATTTCTGATATTAGCTATCGTGAAATGTTGTACCAATTTATGAATAATCCTTATTCAGTTGGTTTGACTTACATCCAGTCTGTTACTGCCAACCAAGTGTTAGAAACATTGTCAATCAACACTCGTGATGCTAACGGTAATTTGGCGCAAAAAACTTTAGTGCCAACAATTGACCCTTACCAGCAACAAACGACTATTATCGCTATGAAGTATGCTTACCGTATCGATGGTTTCACAAAAATCATCATTCGTCAAGTACTTGCTAACGCAAGCATCAAATTGTACTTCTACCCAGCCGATAACATCAACCTTGCTCGTGCATTGGGTGGTCAATCAGTAAGCAGACAATTCGGAACTCCGCCAGTTACTAATGGTCAAACTATTAGAATTAAAGCGTAATTATCATAGGATTGATATAACCGAATTAATTGTATAATTTAAAAAGGGCAAGTTTGAATTAATTCTACTTGTCCTTTTTTTACTTAAAACAAAAATTATGTCAGATTTTAATGATATTGCAAGAAGGAATCCTAAAGGCGCTGAAATGGTCATAACCAGCTTTGGTTATGAAATTATAGACAACAGAGATTTAGGCAGAAGCTTAAACGAATTAGTAGCCAATGAGGGCGAAAAAGCGCTACGCAAAATTATGGAAGTACACCCAGACAAAGACTTAATTTTAGAGTTGTTTGGCAACAATAAAAAAGAGCAAAAAGGTTGTTCATGTGGCAGTTGTATGTATAAAAACATGAGTGATATGAATTACCTAAATGCAAATGGCGTACAAGCTACGCAAGCTTCACAAAATGCTTCTTCAAATACTTTAGCGCATCAAACAAATGCAATTCTTGTTGTTTCGGCATTATTTATAGCAACTGCATTAATACTTAAAAATAAATAAGATGAACTTAGAAAAAGAATCACAATTAGGCGCACACGCAGTTATGTGGGCGGTTATGAATAAACCACAAGAAGTAGAGGGATTGCTATTGAGAAATGGCATACAAGTTACTGGTACTTCATTAGAAGAAACGGTTGTTGTAGCATTAAAAAATTCAAAACCTTTTAGAGTTGACTTCCTTGAAATGACATCACAATATCCAGAATGGGCAATGAGTTATATGGCATCAATGGATGATTTTGTTAATTCAAGTGGGCGTATCGCTGATACTTCTTTAAACTTAACAACTGCAATAAACGCTGGTGAAACGAATTCTGGCACACCAAGAAAATCTTGGTTTACTGCTGATAATATTCAAAGCACTTTAAATACCGCTTTAAATGCTTTTTTGACTTTAGACAAAAATAAAACAGACCGAGCATTAGCTGGTGCTTCAAAGGATGTTGCAATGTATAATGCACAAACTGGAGGCACAACTGGCGGAGGCATACCTCCTGCAAAATCAAATACAACGTTATACGTTGTTTTAGGACTGGTTGGTTTAGGTTTAGTTGGAGGTATAATATATTTAGCAACAAAAAAACCATAAGCTATGAATGAGGAAGAAGCATTAGCCACAATTGTTGGCAGAACAGTAGCTTTATTTCCGATGGAAGTGAGCGACCTACTGGTAAAAAACGGAGTTGTTGTAAATTCCAATAATTTAGACACATCGGCTTTGGTTGATGGTGTTTTTGCTGGACTTTTTGGTTCGGAAGGATTTAGAAACGATTTTTCCAAGCTGGTAGAATCTAATGTAGAATTTATTTAAAAAAAAGTATTATGAGTACATTTAATTCAACATGGACACCGCCATCCTCAATAGGTTACACGCCTTCAATTGGAACTACAACTAGTTCAACTGGTTCTGGCTCTGGTGGATTTTTTAAAACTGAAACTGGTCAAAATATTATATCGCAAGGTATTAGTTCATTATTCAGTTTTGGACTTTCGGCTTTTGGTAGTAATCAACAAAAACAAAATTTAAAAGGACAAGCCAACATTGTTGCGCAACAAGGGAAAAGCGCTTTAGCGGTTGAGCAAGAACGAACAAAACAAGCGCAACTTGCATTAGAAGCTTCCAGAGCGCAAGGCGCTGGTGCTGGTGGTAATACCGCCTTATACATTGGACTTGGAGTAGTTGGCGTAGTAGTTCTGGGAGTTGTAATTTATGCAGTAACAAGAAAAAGAAGTGCATAATGGAAGATGCTAAAGATTATATGTCGGAAGTTAAAGATATAGTAAACAAAGACAAAAGAGAACTTTTAATGATGACCTCAAAAGCTTCTGTAAATGGTGCGGTAACTGGTCTTGTTTTAGGTTTAATGGTAGGTTATTATAAAAACAAAAACATATACGTTACTGGATTAGTAGGTGCAATTATCGGTGGTGTAGCCACTGCAATTATAGTTAATAAAAAATAGAAAAAAAATGGAAAAATTAATGTCAAAAAAAGTATTGATGGGCGCTGGTTTAGTATTGGTAGCCTTTTTAGTGTATAAAGCTTATGCTAAAAAACAAGCGGAAGAAAAAAAAGAAGCGGAAGAATTAAAAGCTAAACAATCCGCAAAACCAGCACGTTAATAATATGAAACCAGACGATAAAAAAGTCTTTATCATACTAAGTGCAATAATAGGTTTATTCGTGCTGAATAAGGCTATTACACAAATAAAAAGAAACAAATTGAAGGCTTCTGCTTATGTAGGAGAGTAATTAATTTTTAAAATTTAAAATCATGAAAAACAAAGGATTTTTAGCTGGCGCATTAGGACTTGCAATATCTTTAGCAGTAATATACGGAATGGTATGGGTTGCTGGAAAAGGTTGGAAGAAAAGTCAACAATAATTGATTATTTTTACAAAAAAATATCATGAACAATAAGAATATTGGAAATGTTTTAATTGCCGTAGGTATAGGTGGATTAGTTTACCTATACTTTGGCGTTTATAAGCCAAAAATGGAAGGAATTAAGCTTGCCGAACAACAATTTGCAACCAAGAAATAACAACAAAAAATGGAAGTAGTAAGAACCGACAAAAGCGCAAACCAATTATGGAAAGAAAGCGGAACATCATTGAGTTTTGCCCAATGGTTGCAAAGGGAAAAAGATAAGGGCAATTTTATACCAAACAAAAGTGTGGTATTTGATACCGAACAAATTGTTGCTGATTCAACCGCAACGATAAGAAATGTCTTAAATTTAGAAAAACCAGAAGTAGGTAAAGAAAAAGACGATAACACTATTTTTGGCTTGAACAAATGGCTCTTATTAATGAGTTTGGCAATAGTAGGAGGTGCAGTAGCATATAATATTTATCAAAAAAAGAAATAGCTATGAATATCCGTATGCAGACAAGATACGATGAAATGTGTTTGGTTATTAAGGTAGCCGTAACAATGCCAACAGTCGTAAGGTTAAAAATATATGACGAAGAAAAACCAAAGACAGTTTTCACCGATAGGTATAAAACAGTTGATGGTGAATTCACGTTTTATGTTCGTATGCCACTAACTTCAAATTCAATTATCATTTCAATTTACGATGATAAGAAGGGCAATTTACCAAAAGACAAAGAAACCAACATTAAGGTGCTTTCTATTGAAAAAACACCACTTGAAAAAAGAATGGATGTGGTTGATATTACAAATCCAGTTGTTGCAAATTTTGTTGATTTTGCGCAAAGATTTTGCTTTAATTCCAACTACTTAGAAACTAATCAATCTTACCAATCCGACAAAGGGAATTTGGTTATTGAATATTTACCTACTATCGTAAACAATAGCGGTAAGGAACTCACTACGCCAGCAAGAATTTCTAAAAGTACTGGTAGGATTCAAGTTTCTAAAAAGCAGTTTGACACTTATACAGTGCCTATGAAATTTGCTATTCTTTGTCATGAATTTAGCCACTTTTATGTGAATGATGACATGAACGATGAAAGCGAAGCGGACTTAAATGGATTGCTAATATACTTGGGTCTTGGTTATCCAAGAATTGAAGGCTATCAAGCGTTCTTGGAGGTGTTTAAAGATTCGCCAAGCGATGGAAACAAAACAAGATACGATAGAATAGATAGATTTATAAAGAATTTTGAGAAAAATAAAATGGTAATGCAATAATGATAAAATTAGATACAACTCCGAAGAAATTAATAGTAGCTGGTGTAATTGTAGCAATAGGCGTATTAATGTTAAACAAATACCTTAAAAGCTTGCCGAAACCAGTTAATCCAGACTTGCCAGCAGAGGCTAACAAAGATTTAAAACTATCCAAAGGTATGCGAGGTTTAGAAGTAGGCTTATTACAAAAGGAGTTGGGTGGATTGGTTGTCGATGGTATATTTGGAGAAAAGACCGAAAAAAGACTTGTCGAAGTAAAAGGAGTAAAAGAAATAACTCTTAATGATTTAGTATGATAGCAAAACAGTATTTAATATACGGTGGTTTAGCGGTAGGTGCAATAGGATTGTACTTTTTAGCTAAAAACAAAAACAAAGGTAAAGGTTTAGTGCAAAATTTAGGATTTGACACCAAAGATAACAAAACCGAAACGCCAACTAAATCAACTTTTTCATTAGCAACACCGCCTTTTGTATCAAACCCAATTGGCGATTTGGATTCAATAATAAGAGTATAGTTATGAAAACAACAAATGTAATTTTAATTGGAGTTGTGGGTATAGGTGCGGTAGGCGCTTATATGTACATGAAGAATAAGCAAGCGCAAAATGCTTTGCTATCTGGTTCATTAGCAGCAACAACACCAAGCGGAACTGCACCAACTGGAACTTCACCAAGCGGAACTGCGCCAAGCGGAACACAACCGTTAATACCAACGCCTAACTTAACTGAACCAGTTAAAATTATTGATGATGCAAACCTTGATGCTTTTAATCTACAACAAACATTGGATGAATTAAAAAATCTTGATATACGAGGAAGGCAACCATTACCACAAAAATTTTTTTGGGGTCAATTGAATCCAAAATATGATAGTGCTAATTATTTTAAAAAAATTACATATCCAAAACAAAGGGCAATTATAGTAGAAAAATTAGCCAAACTTGGTTATAAGTTTGACAAAGGTTTATTAATAAAAATATAAATATGAATACGACAAATGTAATTTTAATTGGAGTTGTGGGTGTAGGTGCAGTAGGTGCTTATATGTACATGAAGAATAAGCAAGCGCAAAATGCTTTGCTATCTGGCTCGTTACCAGCATCAACAACTGCTAAAGCAGGAGGTTTTTTAACTGCACCAGCAACTAATCAAGGTGGTGGTTTTGTAGACCAACCAACAACAAGTGCAGGAACAACACCAGTTTTATCAACCACAAGCGATGGCGTAAGTCCAAGCGATGCAAACCTAAATTTGGCTAATGCTACTGTTTTGGTATCGCAAAGAGCCGTTTTAGTTGCAAAAATTAAAGCACCGCTTCCTTCGGCGACCAAAAGCGTTGGTGGTTTTATGGGAGGCTTAACAACAAATCCAGCATATTCAAGCGCATTAGCATCCAGATTAGCAGCTCAAAAGCAATTAGTAGAATTAGATAAAAAATTAGCTACTTTAGGGTATAAAGTAGATGCTACTGGTGCATTAGTAAAAATATAAGTTATGAAAACGACAAACATTATTTTAATTGGAGTTGTGGGCGTAGGCGCAGTAGGCGCTTATATGTACATGAAAAATAAGCAAGCGCAAAATGCTTTACTATCTGGTTCTTTGCCAGCAACAAACCTAAGCGGAACAGCACCAAGCGGAACAGCACCAAGCGGAACAGCACCAAGCGGAACAGCCTCTCAAAATAACGAAGTGTTTTTACCAAGCGACAACGATTTAAAGCTGGTTGATGCTACGCTTTTATTAGGAAAAATAAAAAAAGCACAATTAGCAGTCGTAGAATCCAAAAAACCTTTTACTGGTAGAAAGGATTGGTATAATCGGTATAAAACTCAGCCTGAATATTTAGCTTACCTTGCAAATAAAGACAATACATTAAAAGCATTAAAACTATTAATGATGGAGTTGCATAATTTGGATTATGAGTTAGATGCTAACAACAACTTAGTAAAATTAAACCCAAATAGAGATAAACAAAAACATTTGAAAGCTATTGGTTATCAATTTGATGTTATTGCGCTTAAAGAAAAAATGAGCGAACCTTTTGATGGGAAAAAATTTAGTAGTAGAACAAGTACAGATGAAAATAAACCAAGCGATTGGACTAATGAATATCGAGTGTTTAGAAACGCTCAAAAGTCATATGAATTTCAGATAGAAAAATTATTAAATGATTTAGACGATGTTGATTTTACCTTAGATAACAGTAACAATTTAGTTAAGTTAGACCCAAATAGAAATAAGGAGTGGATTAGAGTTCAAAAGCTTTATTTGTCTTTGGTAAATTTAGACCAAATTTCTTTAGTGAGAAGGAACAGAGATGTAATAGAATTAGCTAAGTATGGCTATAAAATTGACCCGATTACTAAAAAATTAATAAAAATATAGTATGGCAAGTTATACTTCAACCGAAATAAAAGATTGTTTGGTATTAGACAAAGCATTAAAAGAATACATAGTAAGAAAGTCTGATTTGCTCAAACAAAAAGCTGCTGGTGGAGTAGACCAAAGATTACTTGACCAAACGCTAAGGTTGTTTTATGATACGGAAGAAAAGTTTTTAAAAATGAAATGCCGACAAAAAATTGAGTTTTTAAGACTTAACGAAACGGCAATTTTGGATTTAGAGCAAGCAATGAAAAGCGAAGCTACTATATTGAAAAAAAATAAAAAAGAGCAAAACCTATATATTGTTCTTGGCGCTATTGTATTATTAACTGGATTTATAATAATAATTAGAAAGTAATGGCTTTTTTAGAAGTAGAATTAGCAAAAGAGTTCCCTTTTACAAACGATTGTTTAAAGCTGAACGACCAAATAGACAGATTGATTATTAACGAAAGTTTTTGGCGCAACCAATTTAATACAAAAGAAGCTAACGCTACTCACAACTTTTTGTTAGGTAAACGCTCGTGGTTTGAAAAATATAAATGCAGACCAATAGTTGAAACAGAAGCGCTAAAGAGTGTGGATGAAGTTCTGAACAAACTTGCACCGCAAGATAGGGCAAGAATTGAAGCTGAAAGCAAAAAACAAACCAAAGTAAGGCTGATTTTTGGCGGTGTTGTTTTGTCGGTAGTATTATTGGCTTTGTTTAAACTAAGAAAATAATATGAAAGATTACAAATGGCTAATATTTGGTACTTTAGCAATAGTCGGAGTTACGGCATTTATGCTTTCAACAAGCAAAAAAAAGATTAAAACCGATATAATTCAAAGTGATTATAATTTCCAAAAATTAGGATTAGGAAACGCAAAAAAATAGACAAATGGCAGTAAAAACATGGAATACCGCACCAGACTATGACGAATGGGGAGTAGATGAATTTTGGTCATGTGAAGATTGGATTCAGTGGCATAGATTGTTGCTTGAAAAATTTGATAAACAAAAAGCCAAAATACTTTGGGAATATGCTTATGCTAAAAGTGGCGGTCTAAGTTCTAACTTGGATTGCCGTACTTTTAATAGTACATTTAGAAACTATGCTCGTACTAACGGATTAGACACCTATGCAAACGCTGGAATTTTCGCACCAGTACTTCAAGGATATGGCACGTTAGCGGATGTAAGTTCTGGAATATTGGGCGGAGTAGGTTCTTTTTTTACCACTAAAACAACTAAAACCATACTTACTATTGTAGCTATTGGCGCAGTTGCATTTGGAGGAATGTACGCTTATAAAACATTTAAAAAATAGGTTATGAACAAGAAAGTAATTATAGGCTCAACCGTATTGTTAGTTATTGGCATACTTTATTTTGCTATTAAAAAGAAGAATAAAGAACAAGATAATTTGAATAATGATATTGATTTTCAAGCAGTATTAGATAAAATAGATAAAGCACCTAAGTAATGAATAGCGACAAAAAATTATATGTATATTCTGGTGTTGCCATAGCTGCCGCTATTGCAGCATATTTTGTTATTACAAAAAAGTCAAAATTAAATCGTAAAGATAACATTGTAGAAGAAACGGTTGTTACCGATACTGGAAGTGAAATTTCAATAGAGCAAGCATTGTTGCCAACGCAACTTCAACCTATTTTTAAATTGCCTCTAAAAGAAGCGATTAAGATATTAGGAAACAAAAATGTTTACACTAAAGTAGACAATGTAATGGCAAGAAAATCACCTTTTGTGAATAATGGCATACTTAATAACACATGGGGAACAATTAGCGATAAGAAAACCTTAGTGGGTAGAGTAATTGCTATTGCAGAAGATAAAAATGGTGCTAAAAACGCTGATGGAAGAACGTACAAGTGGGTAAAAGTTAATCTTTCTGCCGATGCAAAAAAATCAATTGATGCAAGCGAAAAAGAAAGCTTCTTAAATAAAATTGGAGGTTCACTGCCAAAAAATTACACAATAGAAGCTTATGTAAGAGAAGATACAATAACATTAATTTAGAGATTATGGCAATCACAAAAAACGAACCAATGAGTTTAACATCTGTTGTTTCGCCAACAACAGTGCCTACAACGCCAAGCGAAGTTGTTTCGTCAAATACGGCAACAATTCCAAAAGATACATCGGTAATCCCAAGAGATACATCGGCAATTCCAAGAACTGGAACTTCTATTATTGCGCCAAATCCAGTTGATACAATTCCAAAATCAACACAAACGGTACTTGCCCCAACAACTGTTACTCCAGTAATTTCTGGTGTACTTGTAGATGCTTATACTTCAAAACCAATTGTAGTTGCTACACCAACTGTGGTTAGCGATGGAGTAAAAGGATTAGCTGGCTCTTTTGGAGGCGGAGGAGGCGGAGGAGGCGGAGGCGCTTCAAGCGGAGAAGATGGTGCTACTGAACAAGGTGTCGGTATGGAACAACCAAAAAAACCAAATTATTTATTGTTGGGTATATTAGCATTAGGCGCTTACTTAGTATTTAAAAAATAACTACAATGGGAAATAGCAGTGGTAAAATATACGATATAAACGAAACCAAAAGGCTTAAAGAACAACTTGCCGAGCAAGACAAAATTTTTAGTTCGATAGAGAATGAAAAAAAAATTGGTGATACTTCTTTACTTCGGTATGCTGTTATTGGCGCTGGTGTAGTTATATTGCTTGTTGTTTTTCGTAAATTAATTAAATAATCATGAGAAAAGGATTATTATTTGGAGGATTAGCTTTGGCTGGATTTGGAATGTATCGATATTTCAAGCACCAAGTCAATATGGCTTTGAATTACGATTACAAAATAAAAGATTTTAAGATTGACAAAATTGATGGTCAAAATGTAACCATTTCACTTGCCGTTGATATTAAAAATAAATCATCCTTCAAGGTTAAAATACGAGAATACGATTTTCAGCTATCATTTAAAGGTATTCCTTTTGCAAATACAAAGTCAAACGTAGAGATGGAAATACTTCCAGAATCAGTGTTTACTTTTAAAACAAGTGGGGTTGTTTCACTGGATAAAGCCAAAACTGCAATTATGCCTTTTGTAAAAGATGTAATGAATAAAAAACCAATTAATATTCAGATAGTTGGTTATTTAAAAATCAAGTTTTTAGGTATTCCAAGTACAATTAAATTTGATAGCCAAGAAATAACCTATTCACAAGACCTTTTAGCGGAATACAAACTTGACAAAGGGTTTGATAAATTAAAACAAAAATACCCAAAACTATTTAGTGCTTTGGGTATAAAATAATTAACTTTACCAACAAGAAACTTTAACAAAAAACGCTATGATTGAGGGAATTGTAAAAAAAATTATGATGACTGGGTTGACAAAGTATGCAAAAAAGTATGAAGTGCCAACCGAAAAAGTTCAAATAAAAGTAACTGATAATCCAATGGGAAGTGTGTTCTACGATATTTGTGTAGGATTTGAAACAAAGGAACGAGTTAGCTTTTTGAATATAATGGACAAGAAGTTGGATTTGCTACAATACGAAGCAATATCTAACCCTTTTATGAAGTCGTCTTTAAATAGATATGCAACTGAAACCCAAGATGATGTTAAAAACGTTTGTTCTTTTATCTTAAAACATAATGATAACATTGGACTATCGTTTTATAACAAATTTAAAAATGGTAAAAACGTTCTATTAGGAAAACACCTATCGGAACTTGGATTATAAAAATTTTAAAATATGCCAGTTGGGAGGAAAAGTATATCTAAAGAAACGGTAGTTATAAGTGTAACCGATATTGATTTTATAAAATCAACTTTGACAAGCATGAATTCTAAACTACAAGAAATGGAGATAACTTTGGATAAGTTAAACAATACTGTGGTTGGTGATAAAGCTTATGGTCAGATTGGATTAGTAGAACAAGTTGCTAACCATGAAAAATACATTGAAACGGATAGAAATTTTAAATCAAAAGTTGTTGGAGGTTCTATTGTATTAGGCTTGTTGTGGACACTTTTACTAAAGTTTTCAGATAAAATATTTAATTAAAAATCATGGGCAATTTAACAGTATCACAAGCAAATAATATTTGGTCGCCAAACGGTAATAGTTTGGCGGTTTTTGTTGATGGCGTTAGTGGAATTTTAAAGCTAAAAGATGCGCTTGGAAATGTTCAACCATTTGAAGATTATGTTACTGTAATGTATGGCACTGGTGGTATTTATTCTCAAACGGCAAATTCTACGCCCATAACTGCTACCACTTCTGAATTAACTCTTATTGATGGTGGTGTAGGTACTTTAAACGTTCCAGCAAATGGTTTTAGCGTTGGGGATAGTTATATCGCTAATTTAAGCGGAATTATGTCGGCAAAAAATAACAATTCATTAATTATTAGAATAAAAAGTGGAAACGTTGTTTTGGCTGAAAGTCAACCTTTAGTTATGCCAGCTATTAACAATCAAGTTTGGAATTTACAAGTTAATTTTACAATCCGTACAATAGGCGGTGCTAATATTGCTTCAATAGTTACAGCAGGGGAAATGCACGTTTTAAAACTTGCAAGCGGAACGCAAGAAGGTTTTGGGTTCTCTGCCATCAACAACACTACTTTTAACACTACTATTTTAAACACACTAAATATAACAGCGCAATGGTCGAGTACTGATGTACAAAATAGTATTTATACCAATTTATTTGTGCTAACAAAAATATATTAAAACATGGGGAATTTAACAGTATCACAACCTAATAACATTTGGTCGCCAAGCGGTAATAGTTTAGCGGTATTTGTTGATGGGGTTTCGGGAATAATAAAATTAAAGGATGCTCTTGGAAATGTCCAACCCTTATCTGATTTTATACCTTCGCCAAGCGGTTCAAGTCCGTTTGAGTACGGCACTGCAAATGGCGCAATTAAACCAGTATTAGGTTCAAACACCGCAAGCGGAATTTTTTCAAAAGTAGGCGGTGGAAAATCAAATAGCGCTTCTGGATTATATTCTGTAACTGGTGGAGGTCAGAATAATCAAAGTGGAAGCGCTTTGGCAACAATTGGAGGAGGTAATTTTAATGTTGTAAATGCCTCAACTGGAACAATTGCAGGAGGTAACGCTAACAGCGCTACCGCATTTAGCACAACAATTGGAGGAGGGCGTGTAAATACAGCTTCTGGTTGTTACGCAACAATAGGTGGAGGGGCAAGTAACACTGCTTCTGGTTTTTGCTCAACAATTGGAGGAGGTCGTTGTAATGTTGTTACGCAAGCGATTGGAACTATTGGAGGTGGTTTCTGTAATAGTAATATAGGTCAATATGGCACAATTGCAGGAGGTGGATTTAATTGTGCTTTAAATTATGCAACAGTTGGAGGGGGGCGTATAAATATAGCTTCTGGTGCAGGTTCAATAATTGCAGGAGGCACTTGTAACACTGCCTCTAATAAATATGCAACAATTGGCGGAGGGTTTTGCAATACATCTTCAAATTTTTACACAACTGTCGGTGGCGGAAAATCAAACAGTGCTTCAGCTTATTATTCAACAGTTGGTGGCGGATTTTGTAACACTGTTAATTCAGATAACGCAGTTATTTCTGGTGGTCATTACAATACGGCAAGCGGAAAATGTTCTTTTGTTGGTGGTGGTAGTTGCAACTGTGCGACCTCTATTTATACAGCAATTGGCGGAGGTCGTTTAAATACGGTTTCTGGAGAATGTTCTTCGATTTTCAGCGGAGTTTGCAACACTGTTTCGGGAGAGTGTTCTTCGGTTTTGTCTGGATTTTCAAATCAAATTAGCGCAAATAGCAGTGTTATAGGCGGAGGTAGGCAAAATATTTCATGTTCTCTCTACGGTACAATTGCGGGCGGTTATTGTAACGTTGTTTGTTGTATCGCTGCAACAGTTGGAGGAGGTGTTGAAAACACTGCATCTTATAATAACGCCACAATTGGAGGAGGTCGATTTAATACAGCATCTTATGCTAACGCCACAATTGGAGGAGGATATTGTAACACTGCATCTTGTAATAACGCCACAGTTGGAGGAGGTCAAGGTAACATTGCATCTAATGAATTTACAACAATTGGGGGTGGAAATGCTAATTCTGCATGTGGAAATTTCTCAACAGTAGGAGGAGGGCAAAACAATGTTTCTTCTTGTTATTTTACAACTATTGGAGGCGGTCAAAATAATACTGCTTCTTATTGTCTTGCAACTGTTGGAGGCGGTCAAAATAATACTGCTTCTTATTGTCTTGCAACTGTTGGAGGCGGTCAAAATAATACTGCTTCTGCATTAAATTCTACTGTTGGAGGCGGTTCATATAATGTAGCCTCTAACTTACACGCAATGATTAGCGGAGGAATATGTAATACTGCTTCTGGTTGTTATTCGGTAATTGTAGGTGGTACAACCAATATTTCAAATTCAGCATTTTCGGGTATTTTAGGAGGTCACAACAACACTACTAATAATTTTAATGAAGTAATGTTATTAGGTTCAAACTTGACTGCTGATATAGCTTGCACAACATTTGTAAATAACTTGTCAATCAAAAATATTCCAACAAGTAATACTGGGTTGCCAAGTGGTGCGGTTTGGAGTAATGGTGGTGTTTTAGAAATAGTACCATAATAAAAAATACAAAAGGAAAAAATAATATATTTGTCTTATTAAAATAAAAAAAATGGAAAATTTTACAATACATATCTTTGGCTATGGAGAAACACAAATAAATTCAAAAGATTTGTCTGTAAAGGTTAAAACAAGCACTCTAACTAAAGTTACACCTTTGACTACTGCTATTTGGTCAAAAAAGCCAGCGGATAGCACTGCGGTTGAAAATTTTCATGCGGTAAACCTATTTGGTTATGATGATGTTCGTTGGATGTGTAAAGATGGTTTTAGCGTAAAAAAAGATAGTTCTTTAAAAACTAAAATTGACGATTTGATTGATGAATTGCAATCTGCTTTTGATGCCTTACCGCCTACGGTATAATACAGACCAAGAAACTTAACAACAATACTATGGAAAAAAGTTATTTTTTCAATTCTTCTTTACCAAGAAGCGGTTCTACTTTATTTTCTAATTTGGTAGCGCAAAATCCATCATTTTACTGCACTCCCACTTCTGGTTTATTAGAACTCATTCATGGTGCAAAAAACTCTTTTGCTAACTCTCCAGAGTTCAAAGCGCAGGAACAATCACTTATGGACAAAGCGTTCCTTTCTTTTATAAAAGGCGGTATAAATGGATATTTTAATGCCCTAACTGATAAAAAAAACGTATTGGATAAAAGTAGAGGCTGGGGCGTTAGTTATCATTTGGTTAATCAAATATTTCCTAATCCGAAAATAGTTTGTGTCGTAAGAGATTTACGAGCCATATTCGCTTCTATGGAAAAAAACTTCCGTAAAAACCCAACAAAAGAAAACCATATTCAAAACCCTTCACAAATGCAAGGAACTACTGTCCGCAAGCGTGTGGATATTTGGGCAAATGGAGTTCCAGTAGGTATAGCATTAGACCGATTAAAAGATATTATTGAACAAGGAATTGCTCAAAAGGTGTTGTTTATTAGATACGAAGATTTAATGGAAAACCCAGAAGTTGAAATGAGAAGATTCTATGATTACATTGGCTATGAATATTATGATAATCATGACTTTATAAATGTTTCGCAACTTACCCATGAGAACGATGTGATTCATGGTATCTATGGCGACCATAAATTAAGACCTAAATTTGAAAAACTTCCAAACGATTATGAGGATGTTTTAGGTTTTGAAATTTGTGAGGCTATCAAAAGTAGCTATGTGTGGTTTTATCGATATTTCAACTATATTTAATCTGCTATGATTTACTCTTTTACTGGGCAACCCCACGCTGGCAAAACTACTTTAGCCAAGCACTTGAAAAAAGTTTTAGAATTTAACAATCCCGAAAAAAAAGTATTTATTATTGATGGTGATGATTTAAGAAAAATTCTTAACAACAAAGACTATTCGGAAGCTGGCAGGAGAGATAATATTTCCAAAGCTTATGCCATTGCAAGATACTTACACCAAGACGAAGAAAACGATGTTATTTTAGCCGTTGTTTCGCCTTTCAGAGATTTAAGGGAGGATTTAAAGACCGATAAAAATGTTATTGAGGTTTACATACATACAACCGATATTCGAGGTCGTGAGAACTTCCATGTAAGTAATTATGAAGAACCTATGATTGACTTTATAAGCATTGACACTTCGGGTGTTGATGAAATGACTTCACTGAACGAACTATTGGAAAAAATACAACAAAAACAAAAAGAAAATGGGAAATAAAAAAACCGAAAAAAATGCGGTAGAACCACAAGAAGTAAAAGACCCAAGAGAAACTATTCAAAGATACATTTTGGAAGGTCGTAAGGTTTTGATTAAAAAGGAAAACGAAACTACTTTTGTAAGGATTAGATTCAATAATACCGATACCGATGGAACAATGAAGTGGAGGGTAATTATTAATGGAAACCTATTACATACTTCTGAAATAGTGGTTAATTGCCCAACAAGAACCTTAACTGAAAAATTTGATGATGTTGGGGTGAAGCACCACGTTGTTTGTAACGCAAATGAAATTCTTTTTGAAAATAACGTAGCGTATATTAAGTAATGGAAAACTGGGAAAAACAAATTCATGTAAATTCCTCTTTAGAACCTAAAGAGGGTCAATATGCAATGTTTGTCGGGCGATGGCAACCGCTTCACTTGGCGCATCAATTATTATTCATGCAAGCCTTTGGCGAAGGTAAAAACGTATTGATTTGCATTAGGGATATAAAGCCAGATGAAAAAAATCCTTTTACCGCAGAACAAGTGAAAGAAAATATTCAAGAACACTACAAGCAACTAATTGAAACTGGAAAGGTAAAAGTTATGATTATACCAGACATTTGTTCAATTGAGTTTGGTCGAGGTGTAGGCTACGATGTAATTGAGCATATTCCACCTACAAAAGTTGGAGAAATTTCAGCTACTAAGATTAGAGAAAAAATGCGTGAAGAAGGTAAATTATAGGAATATGGAAAAATCAGTAAGCTATAAAAGACACCTTACGAAAGCGGTATCTTATCGTTTTCAGAATATGGAATAACCAATAAACAAACAAACAAAGATTAGCATGACAAATTTTGTAATTTTCCAGATTGATGGTGGCTTGGGTAAGTCAATAATGGCTACGGCTGTCCTAAAAGCGATTAAAAAACAATATAAGAAAGCCAACATAATTGTGGTTACTGGTTATCCCGATGTGTTTATTGGCAACCCTAATGCAAATAAGGTTTTGCATAGTAGTCAAACCGCTGGAATACACCAAAAGTACATTGCTAAAAAAGATGCTAAAGTGTTTGTTTCAGACCCATACCATACTTCGGATTTTATTACTGAATCTAAAAACCTAATTCAAATTTGGTGTGAAAGTTACGGATTAACTTATGATGGTGAAATGCCAGAAATTTTTATTTCTAAAGGAGAAAAAGACTATTTTATGCCATTCTATAAGCTTGAAAAGCCTATTATGGCAATTCATCCTCATGGTGGTGCTATAAATCAACCTTTAAAATATAGTTGGACAAGAGATTTGCCAAGCGTTGTTGTAGAAGAAGTAATTAATACATTCAAAACCGATTATTCAATCGTTCATATTAAGCGTGATGACCAATTGACCTATGCTAATACTGTTGGCGCTCTGGACAACTGGCGAAGTATTGCAGTTATGCTGACTATTTCTAAAAAACGTTTGTTTATCGATAGTTCTTGTATGCACATTGCAACGGCACTTGGACTAAATAGCGTAGCTTGTTGGATTGGAACATCCCCTAAAGTTTTTGGTTACGATATGCACACTAACATTGTGGCTAACGAGCCTACAAAAGAAATTACCCTTGAACATAACCATTACCAAAAGCATTTATTGTTTGAAGATATATCTACTTTACCCTATAACAACCTAAGCGAAATATTCAATGTTAAGGATATTATAAATGCCTTAAAATAATATTAATAATGATAATTTTTGTAATATTGTGGTTGATTTAGAATCAAATACCGCAATACATGGAAAAATTAAGTCCAAACGTTCAGAAAATATCTGACTTCATATACCAAAAACCAGAAGTGGTAGCTATGTTGCTCAATGAGCATGGCTATTACATCAATTTAGATAAGGCAACACTTCAACAAATTAATCAATACACATTTGAAGCGCTATATTCTGGCAATATGGAATTTGCTCAATCATTAGACGAAGCAATAGAAAACGATGGTTATTTAGGGGTTGCAGTAACGGTTGGATTAGCAGTAGCTTCATCCGTAGTAAGCGGAATTATGGGTGGTAATCAGGCTAAAAAAGCAAGAGAACTACAAAAAAATATCGCTTTGTCGCAAATGGCTTTGACCGAAAAGCTATCGATGGAACAAATAAAGGCTCAAAGCGAAGGACAAAGAGCGCAAATATTGTTAAACTCGGCATTAGAATACCGTAAATTACTGCAAATAGAAAGCACTGCAAGGTTAAAAGATACTTGGATTTATGTTTTAGCATTAGGATTAAGTATGGGGTTGTTCTATGGTATTTATTTAATTTCTAAAAAATAGTATTATGTCAACACCAACATCAACACCGCCTGCTGGGGGTTCGGGTCTTGGCGCTTCATTAGGAGGGGCGGTTGCTGGCTCATTAGTTAGTACAATCATTGGAGGTGCGTTTGCAAAATCAGATGCTAAAGCACAAAGAGCATTGACTGAAAGGCTTGAAAAATTAAGCTTGGCGCAACAAAAAGAAATTGCTGAAAGACTACAAAACATTCAAGGTGAAATTCAAAAACAAAGTTTGGTTTACCAATATTTGGCAGTTCAACAGCATAACGAAGCTTTGCTTAAAATTCAAAACAAAAGATATGTTTCTTATGCAGTATTAGGAATTGGTGCATTCGCACTTATATTTGTGATGTTTAAATTAGTTAAAAGTAAAAATGGATAAGGAAACAAAAACTTTGTTACTAAGCTTTGGGGTTGCTTTTGTTATTCTTTGGCTTGCAAAACCAAAGGGCATGAAAGCTTCTGTAAAAAATATGCTTGGCAGTAAATATGCAGAGCCAAAAAAAGCAAGCGATACTGATTTAAAAGCAAAAGAAAACGCTATTGTGGCATTACAAGCCATGAAAGATGCTATTTCTAACAAAGAGCCTAAAAAAGAATTAGATTCTCTTAACGCTATGATTTTAAAAAATTACGGATTGAAAATTTTAGCAAACAAGAAAACTGGTAAATTGCGTGCCTTAGATAAATCTGGCAAAGTAGTTGCTGAAGAAGCATAAAATATGGCTGGTATATATGACCCAACAATTCAAACCTATCCAAATGGCGTGGTAACTGTAAGTAGCTTAGATGCGACAAGCTATAATGCACTTATTAATTCTATGGGTAGTTGGGTGTATAAAATTAAAAATGTGTACCTAAAAGCAAATCAATTAACACAGTTCACAAACCCAATATTGTTTAATGAATATGATGTTAATGGAACTCGGCAATCTTTCTTTCAAATAACACCAGCAGACCCTTATCAGTTCCAAACTGCGCTTAATTTTAATCTAACAATGGATGATGTTGTTTTAAATGGCAGAACTACATTAAGCATGACTGTAAATCCAAATGAAACATTGTTTTTGGTTGTAAGAACTAAAGCTTTGACAAATAAACTTTATTTGCAAGGTAAAGACACATTTTTCAACGATTTTATTTTTGGGAATTATGCCGAAGAATTATAGTAGCGCACTTGATAAAATAAAAATACAAAATAGGGAATACATCATATCGCAATTAAAAACTGGCGACTTAGTTAAAATAAAATCCGAAATTTTACCAATCATTTATCATTATGGCATTATAGATATTACGCCAGAGGGAATTTTTATTTTACATAATCATCCAGACAAGTTTAATTCAAAAGGAGGTAATATTATTAAAGAACCATTCGATAAGTGGATTAAAGGCAAGGACATTGTAAGTGTTGAGCATACCAAATTAAACACAAATGACATTGACGATTTACAAAAAACCTTAAAAGATTACAAGTACGATTTCATAAACTTTAATTGCGAGCATTTTGTTAATTTTGCTAAATACAATTCTTATGCAAGTCCACAAGTAATTCGTTGGACAAGTATAGTTGCTATAAGTTTGTTGGTTTATTACCTAATTAAAAACAAAAAGATATGAACGATTTGAAGCAAAATATAAATTTAAAAATACAAAATAATACTGCTTTTCCACAAGACATAAATATCTTTGGTAATATTTCTACAATTGATTCTGCGAATAACACCAACATAATTTATAATTATGACCTTTCAGCCGAAACATGGGGTGGAGGTATTAATCAAGTTAGATTACAATATACAATACCGCCTTCGTCAGTTTCAAACATTAAAATTGTTCCATTAACGGATTTAAGTATTTCTGGAGTAGTTAATGCTTTAAATTCATTAGGATTAGACTTATTTTACTTTAGCGGTACTAACATTTTAGTTAATTCAAATACAAAAATTTACCTAAAACTTTACATTGAGCCATAAAAAAAGACTACCATAAAATGGTAGCCTCTTTAAGTTTGAATTGCGATTAACAATAAGTTTTGTATATCTGAATAAGAAGTGCAACGAAGTAGCTTACAGAAGCGCTAAATTACCTTCCAAATTTAAGGAATTTTCTTGATTAGTTGCGTTAGGTTGCATAATTTTATCATAAATACTACTTTTTTTACCTAAGATAGTACCTTGAATAACTCTCACGTTATCATTGTCATCCATTACAAGGTAACTTCCGCCTTCTACATTATCATCCATTGCAACCGCTTTTTTGAGCCTATCGTCATCTTTGGGCATTAGTTTCGATAGTTGCTTCAAAACGGTTTTTTTAGCCATCCATTGCTCGCTATCCTTTTTGTCGTTAAAGTATAGGTCATTGGGGAACTTCGACATATTAACGATATTTTGAATTTCTTTTTTTGACATAACTTTAAAAACAACTTCATCTTGTAACTTAGCACACGCATAGATAAACTTTATGGTTGCCGAATTCCTAACCGCATCGTGATTAGGTATGTGCATTAGTTTTGGTTCAAGTCCAAGTTCATACTCAAAGTCATCATCTTCATAAACCACTTCGCACCAAATTTTCTTAACCTTATCAGAACGCATTAGGAGGGTCAATAAGCCTTTATATCCTAAAATTGGCGTAATTATATCTTTGTACGGAATTAAGTAAAATTCGCCTACCATTTGGCTTGGATTCAACCCTAATTCAGCACAATGTAATATACTGGCAAACAAAGAAGCTGGATTTTTCAAAAATGCTTCTTGAAGCTTGGTTGATTTTTTAAGTTCGCTAATTACAATTTGCTTGAACTTAGATGGGGTCATACTACTACCTTCTAATAGTTCGGCAAGGTTTTTCTTTTCGTACTTTTCAATTGTAGTTGTGAAGTCAGTGATTAGTGTTGGTGTCATAGTGTTTGTTTTTTGTAAAGTTTCCAGTTTTTTTTAGCTTTTTTTTCTGCTTTTTCAAGCATAAAAAGATACTTAAATCCATAATCCATCTTTTTATCTGAAAAATATCCATCTAAAAAAGCACCGATATATTCTTTTTTTGTCATAGGTTATTTAATATAAGTTTCGTTGTAGTATTGTTTTGCTGGCTCATATAATTGTTGACTAACTACTGACACGCCATCAGATTGACCATTATTCCAAGCATCAATTATCTGTTGCTTTTCCATTTTTTTGGCATCATCAATTAACCAATGTGCATTATCGCTTATATAGTTGTTTATTTTTAATTGCTCTAATAACCAGTCGATTGCAGTAACTTTTTTCATGCTAATTATTTTTTAAAGTTTCATCAAAAGGTGGAGTGTCATCTTCTTTCCAGTTAGTAAGGCGTTTCCATTTAGCAAAAAGCACTTTGGATTTTTCAACTAAAACTAATGGAATATTATTCATACGAAAAATACTTTTAATTTCTTTTTCTACTTCTTCTATTTTTTCACCTAATTCATTTTCGGTGTAGGAGTTTCCTTTGTACATAACAATGTTTTTTCTTTTTTATTGGTTATTAATTCATCATTATCATCATATTCATAACAATCGGTACAGTAGTGTTCTTCACCTACTTTTTCCCAATTACTTTCGGAAGCAATATCTTCTAAATAACTTTTATCACTCCAGCAAGAAAATTCAGTATTTTCGTTTACATCACGACCACAACCATCACATTTAATTGTGAACATTTTTACTTCTTTTATCATATTAAGTTTTCTATTTTTAAATAAACTCGTTTTCTGGATTCTAATTCGTTAATGTGGATTCTAATATCTTGCAGTTCAGTAATAATTCTTTGAAAGTCAATTGCAAGCATATTTGACTTTGTGCTTTGATGATAAAAAAACTTTCGCAGTTCTTTTTCATAGCTTTTAAAATAGTTAATTTCGCTATCGAAAGTTTGTTCTATGTATTCTAATTCATTCATGATTAGTAAGTAACTTGGTCGATTGTTGGTAGTTCTACTTTAAATTTGCAATTATCTTTTAATGGACATTCAAAACAACGTAAAAGCTTTGGGATTGCTTTAAAAAGCTTATCTACTGGTTTTTGCAGTTCTTTTTTAACCCACTCCACGCTTGCGAGGTGATTGTAAAAGGTGGTTTCATCGCTTAGTTGCTGAATTATCTTTACATCCATTGGATTTTTGGTTGAAAACACAAAATAATAAAAGTCAATATCTTCTGGCTCTACACCAAGTTCTTTTGCTAATAAGATACGGTAATGCACCCCTTGTATCATCAGTCCATGTTTTTCGGGTAAGGCATCCAAATTCCAACCTAATTCATTCCATTTATCATCTAAAAGACCGCTATACTTTGTGTCGATTATGCAGATTCGGTTATTCCACTCGGCTACAATATCCATAATACCAGTCATGCCATCTTGTGTAACTACTTTGCCAAATTCAAGTAATTTAATATCGTATTCCTTTACTATCTTTTTAAAAAACAAAGCGCTTTCGTTTGCCCTTTGATAGTCAGTTGCTAAAGATTCCCTTGCAGTTCCCTTATAAACTATTTTTGGTTCGGGTTTGTTCCCACTTCTTGGCAAGCAACCAGTAGCTTGGTACTCAAAATAGTTCCCTAATTCCATCGCATCGCTTGGAGGAAATTGTACCCCATCAACATATTTAGCCTTTACTTGTAAACCACAAGTTTCGCCAGATTTGTACTTAGCGAATTCCTTCAAAAAAGATTGTGAAATGTTAATCATTCTTTGTTGTTTTTTTTAGTTTCTGGATTGCATCATATTCTTTTTGTTCAAGCCAGCCATCAGAAGTTTTATCCTTGCCGACCCATACAAAATCTTTTCCATGCCGTTTACGCTTGCTTATACCAAATAATGGAGTTTCCACCCTAACATCCTCTAATAAGGACATATTGATATTGGTTTTGGATTTTTGGCTTAAATGATAAAGCATATCGTCAGCCATGAGTTTGCTTTCGGCTTCCATTATCACTGGTTTTTCTAAACCTCTAAAAAAGTATTTGTAAAACCTCGTAGTAGCCATAATAACAATTATTGCAGAAATAAATTATTTGGAAATAAAAATTACCATTTATAAATGTAATGTTTACTTTTGAAGTATAACATCATTATCCATAGTGTTGTTGAATAAGTTTCTTGGTTAAAGGTAGGGAGTTGTTACCCTACCTTTTTTTATTCATAAGGAAGTTCTTCAAATTCATTCATATCATTTATCAAAATTACATCACCAACAATGCAATCATGAGGGTATATTGCTTCGCTTAAATGAGCCATGTTTGTTGCTATTTTGTTTATTGGATAGTTCTTTAGCTTCCCTTCCTCGTCAACTAAAAAATAAGAACCATCATTTAAACTTACAAGTTCCGCAATAGCATTTTCGTGCATATTGCACACTATTCCCCTTGCCTCCACAAAGCTTGTAACATTGATATTTACTTTTTCTCCATTTATTCTAAATAATTGAACTTGCATTTTTTTTAATTTAAAGGTTATTGGTACAAATATAAAAAGTATTTTGGTTTAAACAAATTTAATCCCTTTTAAAAATTAAAAAGTTTGACAAAACTTTCTTCTTGCGCTTTCCGTATTCTTCACCTCGCAATTTTTCGTTTTTCGCTTGCACTTGCTGGCGCAATTTGCGTATGGTTTCAAAGCAAGTAACCTTAGAAGTTGAAATCATGGTTAAAAAATCCATTGCAGACATTTCTGATATCTTTTCTTTACCAATTTCCTCAAAGTAATAAGTAGCTATTAATCGCATATCATTATCCCTCAAAAGTGGGTTTACTTTCAGAAGGTATTCCACCCTCGCTACTACTGTTTTGTGGTCTTTAAATTCTTGTTTCATTTCTCAAAACCTTTAAGCACTAATGGATATTTTTTTTTCAATTCCTTGTATTGATAAAAGGCAACACAAAACTGGGTCATGGCAAAATTTAATTGCTCATTTAAAAAAGCTTTCTTACAATCTTTTTCAAAAATTTCTATTAAATCATTGGACAGTACATCATTATTAGCTTGCATATTTGACAAAGCATCTTGTAGAGAGGCAAGTAAAGTATATTTCAGCCTAACTTCCCTTTTGTCGAGCAATGATGGCATGGCTTTACCCTTAACAAAATCTAACAAAACACTGAAATCTTGTTCGTTATTGATAATATCAGCAGTTTGACTTGCAAAATCAACGCCATTAATTTCTTTTCCAGCATCCAACAAAGTGCGTTCTATTATTGCTGAAAATTGTTTTTGGTCTATTTTTTTCATTTTCTTTTTACTTTATAAACAAACGGTAAGTCGCTTGGGTGTTGGTTAGAATTACAAATAGCATGAAATATTTCACGCATTTTATCTCGTGAATTAGCAACTGGCTTGCCGTAAAAAAACCAATAATATCCAGTATCAGTTAGAACGCCAAACTTGTAGTGGTTTCCGCTTGGAATTTTGGTAAAACTATCTTTATCCATAAGCATATTGATTGTTATACCCATTTCATTAAAGCTATGAATATCATCAATTTTTTTTAGTTCTGAATCGGTAAATTTTGTTTTTGTTAAGTTCATTTCGTTTCGTGGTTTTGTGTGAACAAATATAATAAAAAATATTATAAAAAATAATTAATGCGTAAAATTAGTAAAATTATTTTAAATAATAATAATTATTTATGTAGATAATTATTTTTTTGCCGAAAAACTATCCAATGTGTTGTAAACAAGTTGTTTAAACAGCATTTCCCTCGCTTCAAAGTATTCGTGAACTATTTTACGGTTTTCGGGTGTATCTCGGTAGTAAATACAATCAGTGCGCCAGCAGTCAAAATCGTTGCCTAAAAGCAAAGATAGTTCGTACATCATGTAGTAGCACGAATAGCGTATATCCTTATAAATTTGTTGCATTTCTGGATTAAGCGGTTTGGTAACAACCTCACCGACCACAACACCATTTTCATACTTCTGGAATCTTTTTTCCCGACCTAAAACAGATAAAGTAGCAAGCCGTAAAGCTTTTGCTTCGTCATTTAGTCCAGCATTATAGGTTTTCTTAGAAATATAGCCTTTAACGTAAGCAATCCTCCAGAAAGCATGGTCTAAATCAGTTCCAGTAATAGTTCCGTAGCTATCATCATAATTGTAGTTGTATTCAGTAACTTTTACCATAGGTGAAACCTCAATAAAAGGGTTCATGGCAATATACTTTTTTACATCGAGTTGCACGACATTGAATAGGTAAATAAACTTGCGTGGAAAATTCTTGTTTTCGGTAGCATACACTTTATGCTTGCCATCATAAATAAGTTCATTACACTCACTCCCCAGCCTAACAAAGAAGTCGGCATTGCACTTTTTAAGCTTTTCAAAAAACCTATTCATTTTGACAGATTTGTACTCTCTGCCAAATTCTTTTAAATCCAGTTCCATAGTGTTGTTAATTTTAAATTTCGCCTCCTAAATTAAATTTATCTAAGATTTGTTTTTGGCGGTCTTGGTATTGTTTCTTGGTAATTAATCCTTCCTTCACATCGGCACGAAGCATTTCTAAGGCAAATTGTAAAGCTTTGTATTTCTCGCTTTGTGTATCAACTTCACCTTTAGTTTTCGGCTCTACTTGTTGGGGTCTTTCTCTTTGCTTTACCGCTTTTTTAGTAAGCTTTTTTTGTTTTTCGGCTTCTAAATCAGCCTTTCGCTTATCCCTTTTTTGTTTTTGTTCTTGGGTTAAATCCTTTGAATCAATCATTACGTTAATCTCATTGGAATCAACATCAGCGCTTGAACCTAATGTAGTAATAAGCAAGTAAGTGTTACATGGATTGTTGGTGTCGGTTGTATTAGGCACTTGTAGCCTTTTAAAAATTATTGTGAATCCATCTTGACCAGAAGTGTAATTAAACTTTCTCATGTCATTTATAACGTTTTTCACGCTAATCAAATCACTCTTTTTAATAATTCCAGTAGATATTACACCTTCTATTTCAACGGCAATTTTTAGGTTTTCGTCAAACCCAAGTTTTCCATTTCCACCAAAAATAACATCCTCTAATAAATAAAAAGGTACATCCTCAATATCACTTTCAGTTAGGGAAAATACACTTGTACAAACCTCAATTTTTGGTGCGCCAACACCAGTTGTAGGCATTGGCGTTGAATCAAGTATAGCAACAACCTCTTTGTCTACATCGGTCAAACGAATTTTAGAAATAGGCTTGCCTTTATAGCGCTTGAAAAGATTAGCAGAAGTCCACTTTTGCGCATCCCTCCATTTCCAACCTAATTTTCTTTTTTTCGATATTTTGAAAACCCTTCTGGCAAGTAGGTTGAATATCTTTAGGGAATTATTTTTTTTCATTAGGGATTATCCTTGAAATTTTCGATATTTTTTTATGGTAGATAAACCAAGTCCAAAATGTTTGCTTGCCACCAAAGAAGTGTTTTCCTTACAAAAGTTGGCAATTTGTTGTTTAGTTTCTTTGGTTATTGGGTATAGCTTCATTCCAGTATCAACCATATCGTGTTTTTTACAGTGATAGCTAATTGTGTTTTTTGAGCATTGTAATCGTCTTTGAATTTCTCGGTAAGAAACACCATCAGTTCGCAAAGACAAAATTTCATTTTTTAAGTTTCTATGGTAAGCCATATAAGTTGTTGTTAAGGTTATAGGTACAAATATAATAAAAAGAGTCAAAAAAAAGCGCATCAAGGCACTTAATTTTGTTGTTTTTGTATGAATAATTATTTAACTGAATTCCACAATTTAGCATCAAACCCCATGCTGGCTCTTGGATTAGCTACTGTTTGAGGAAAAATATCTTGTTGTTGCTTAAAGAATGAAGTCCAATCTTTATTAGCGCTTTTTGGTTCGTCATCATTTCCGATTGTAACGTTTCCTAATTGCAAAGTTGGTTTTTGAAAAAAAGAATAAACGAAAAAGCCTACTGCGCCTACAACTATTGCGCCTCCAGCATACATTAAAATTTGTTTGTTAGTCGTTGTCATGATAAAATTGGTATTACATTACACCTCTGATTAATTCTCCAGAAATGTATGTTGGTTCGTTATTTAAAATTTGTTTACTTGTTTCTGTTAATCCTTCAAAGGAAATGGTTTCATTTTTTTGAAACTTTGTTGAAGTAGGATTGTAAGGTGCTGGCGGTAGAACTTTGTCAGAAGGTTTAGCAACTTTAATTTGAACTTCTGCTGGTTCAGAAACTACTTCATTTGGTTTTGCGACTTCGCTTCTGTTTTGTTTATTGAATTTAGAATTCATGCCCAAAGCATAAACTATTCCAACACCTCCTAATAAATATAGTATATTTTCTAATTTCATAGCACTTTAATTTAAAGAGTAAAATTAACATTATTATCTAAACCAAACGACCTTTAAACTAAATTTAGAATTTAAAAATAAGTTTTGAATTAAATTGGCGATAAAAAAACTACAAATCTTGGTTCATTTTAGCATAATTGTAATGAGCAAGTGTGGTAGAAAAAACTTTGTTTTGTAACCAATCACAAACATCGTTTTCATCTTTAAAATCACCAGTAAAGTTAGGCGGAAATACAACCGAACTAACCTTTATACCAAGTGTTTCTCTTTGGCGCTTTACAAAAGCTTCTTGCATGGTTATTTCTCGTTCTTTAATACGTTTTGGTTCAAATATCAAAACTTTTTTAAAGTTTTCGTCAATATCAAATGTTTTCATGTTTTTTGTTTTTATTAATTTTCAGACCTATCTCTCCGTAAAGGTAGAGATATGTATTAATTTTTTAGACATAGTAGGTAGTTAGAAAGAAATTGGCACGAGGGGAATCGAACCCCCGAATCACCGACACACCTCATATCCAATGGACTTGGTATCGAACCAATGCAGTGGACGTGCCAACTATCTTCTAACATTGGCTAAAACAACATTAAAACGATTGTTTAGCCAAGTACCGTTGGCAAAATAACTACTGCCAATAGTCGCTTCTGCCGAATTAAAAGTCGGCATTGCGTGCTATAATTCCTCTTACTGTTAAATATTCTTCAACTGCATCCCAATCAACATAAGGTCTTTCTGCACCATAAATAAGTGGGCAACCTAATGAAGCATCGTCAATATATAAATTGGCATAGCTTTTAGGACTGGTTGTCCAATTCTTTTGCGTAGGGTTCTCGTTAATACCATAAAGCGGTATATCCCTTTCCTTAAACCAATTTACGGCATCCGTAAGGTAATTACCTCCCTTATCGTGAATATCGTAATCCCTTGATTTAGGGTTTTCAATATCGGAACGCATGGTGTGAAGTATAAGCTGGTGTCCATTTTCCACCAACAATTTAAGCACCCTTTCAGCGCCAATTTCTCTACCTATAAGTGGGAATTCGTGTGTAACACAAGTACCATCAAAATCTACTGCTATAATCATTATTTCTAATTTAAAATTGTGTGTATTTGCAACTCGTTTAACGTTTTTAATTGGTTTGGCTTGTTTAAATGCGCCCTTTTACCGTTTATATCAATAAACCTTTGCTTTAGGTTTATTTTGTCGTTTACAGTTAATTCGCTATAATTTTTCATGCTTAGTTTTTTTTGTTAAAGATTGTGCTAATTCTAGCGTTTCAGAAATAGTCATGTCTACAAAATTTGGATGAAATAAATGGGTTTTCCCTTCGGATTCCGCTTTCGCAATATCAAAAATAAATTGCTCTTTTACTAATTCTAAGCCTTTTTGAATAAGGCTTAATTGCCACTCATTAAATTTTTTAGTTGTTTCCATCAGTGCTTTGAATAATTAGGACTACAAAAATATTTCCGAATTGAAATTCTAACATATCATCGTTGTCAGCATATAAATAATCAATTTTTACAAATCCTTTTGACATGATGTAAGCTTCGGCTTTTGAGGATTGAAATCCTAATAATCTTGCTTTTTCTTCGTCAATATTTATGCTAAAGAAGTAAGACAAATCCAGATTTTCGGAAATTAAAGAACCAAGTGTTTTACTGATTGTGTTTTTCATGGTGTTTTTTTTGTTGTTTTTAAGTTTCTTGGTACAAATGTAATAAGTTTTTTGGTTCTACAAAACAAAATACAAAAATTATTTTCTGTAATAAAAATATTTACATTTGTACTTTCAATAGTATAAGTTTATAAGTAAAATTAAAATGAGTAAAAAAATTATTATAGGTATATCAGCAACGGTAGTTGCGATAGCTGGTGTTGTAGCATATAGATATTTTGTTCCACCAAAATTTATGGTTACAAGGTATTCTCCAAGCGATAAGAAAGGTGAATTTGAGTTTGGAGGCGTTAGAAATGCCTTTGGAAATAGCGTAGGAACTTTTGGTAGTAGAGGAGGTTGGAACTTAAATACATCAATAGACAAAAATGGAATTACAATTTTCAGATTATTCAAAAAAGACAAATATGTCAAAGATTTAAAAAACAATTATTTATAAACTAATTTTTAATTAAATAGTATGGCAAAAGCAGTAAATGGGTATTTCAAAGCAATGTTGGATGCCAAAAAGAAAAAATCATCATCGTTTACATATAACGGTAAAACTTATGTAGCTTCAAAAACAAAAACTGGAGTTACAGTGTATAAAGCTAAGTAAATAAAAAAAATAAGATTATGAGTACAGAACCTAAAAAAAATTGGTTTACTTCGCAAGTGGGTACACAAGTATTGGCGGATTTTTTAAAAGCTAATCAAGGAACAACCACTCCAATACAAACAAAATTTATAGTAACGGAAGATAAGTCTTTGCCTAACGACAAAGGTGTTACAATAAACCTAAAAAAAGGAGATATATTACAAGGGTTGTCAAGGTCAAGTTGGGGAAATTCAGCGGTTGACGCTGGAGGCGCAAGTTTGACTTTTACAGATAAAGATGGTAATAAATTTTCAGTCAGTACTGGTGGTCGAGGCGACAAACCTTTTTTTGAAGCATTAAATAGTCCAATTGGAGTAGAAATTCCAGTAGGACAAGCGCCATCACCAGAGAAACCATCAACACCCTTACTTTCAAGATTATTCAATGGCGGTGGATATTATACTAAGAATTTACCTTTGCTATTATTAGCCGTAGTAGCTGGTTACTTCGCTTACAAAAAATTTAAAAAATAAAGTCATGTTTGAGAACGCTGATGAATTAACTATGGTTTATAGTTCAAACTGGGATAATCCAGAAACAAAAAAAATTATAGAAGAAATGAAAAATCGTGGTGTAATCATTGACCCGAAATTATTTCCTTTGGGCAAACCAGACTTAAAACCACAACCAGAAGAAGTAAAACCACAAACACAAGTAAAGGCACAGCCGTTTTTACAAAAACGAAAAAACAATTTGTTGCTATTATTAGTGGTAGTCGGTGGGTATTTAACGTACAAAGCGCTTAAAAAATAAGATTATGAGTAATAAAAATATATTAATAGGATTAGTAGGTTTAGGTGTTTTATACGCTTTGTATATGAAGAATAAAAAGAAACCAGAAGCAAACACGACACCTAAAAATTTTAGTCCTCGTGAGCCACAAATGAAGGAAAATACAATTGAAGAACAAAGAGCCTTTGAAATTAAATTTTTTAAAAATTTACCAGATAATTTTACATTAGACAATGTTTATTATTTCAAAAATACAAATTTAGAATTTTACAAACAACCTTTTACACCAAACTCAATTAGCGGTGTACAACCTATAAAAATAAGTGGGTATGAATTTAGCAATGCTTACAATAAATTTAAGAATATAGGTCAGCCTTCTTTATTTAATATAAAAAAATAATCAAACATTAATCATAACAAGCCAATCAAAGCACCATCAATCGATGGTGTTTTTTTTCCCCCAACCCCCCCC